GCTCGGAGATGTGTATAAGAGACAGAACATATTTGATACACTATTTGATATATCCATATTTGACTTGACTGGGACAAACACCTCAATATTGTCTACTATACAATTATCATATCCAGTCACCACTCTTATAGAAAATCTATATCCAAAAATGTTATCAATAATAGTTTTGTAAAGAGCGTTTAAATCATCGATAAATTCACGAGGGATATCACGTCTAACATCAATATTATCAACTTTATAGATACATATATTATCATATGTTATAAAAATACTATTTATATAGTCTATAACAATATCCCTTTCTGATATATTTTTCAATCTTATGCTATATCTGTATCCGCCAAGAATCCTAAGGTCATTTAAATTAGCTATCTGACATAACATAAAACCTAATACAGGGAAATTATTAAATATTGATATATATTCATGTTTACCAGTATTGTTATTGATATGTTTTATTTTGTTTATGATTAGTTCATAATCATATTCCATTTCGCTATCAGATTGTATATCAAATCCATAATAATCTTTATTCCCTTTAACGAAATCGTCTATATGGCATATGTAGGACGATCGAGCTGTCAACTGATTCAATTTATCAGGCATGATAATTTTCAAAGACCCTATTTCGTTGGATTCGGACGTCAAAATTCCACTACTATCCTTTATGGAATCCTGATAAATGCTTACATTTGCATTCATAATTGATAATTGTTTATTCCCATCCGTCCGGGATGGATAGATGGGAATACAAAAATAGCCAATCTGATTGTTTTAAGCAATCTGCTGGCTATTTTTTTTTCTTGTCATACTATATCAGCTATCTTCCTCTATCAAAATACCAATTAGCGTCCTCCCCGGACTCATCCTTATCCCTGCCTCCTAAGAAGAATCCCATCGTCATGCCGTTGGTCATCAACCAGTAGTCGAATGTCTGCTTAATATCCCTAGCCGTCTTGATATTATACCATTGCTTACCAAACGAGAACTTCATGAGCTGCCTCCATAGCTTGCTCTCGCCCTTATACACGCCGGTCTGGACGGTAGCGAACGGATCCCAGTTTCGAGGATCGGTGAGATCACCTAACTTTCGGGCGGTAACCAGAGGATCCTGCAGCATGTCTATGGCGTTAAGCTCCATAAACGGGGATGTCTGGGAAGCGATCTCATTGATCGTCCTGAATCCTATATAGGTAATGAACTGCCCGAACCAACTATCTTCATTATCCTCCCTGTATCCCATCAACGCCCGTCCTATGGCTATCATGGTAGCGAATACCGCCATATTGATAATCGATCTCTTGATATTGATCTGCTCGTAGGGGGTAAGCTTATCATACTCTTCCTTAAGCACATCATATGCCTCTCCCATCCTGCCCTCCGACATCGAACCATAGACGTTCCCGGCCAGTCTCCATAACGTTCTCATATATCCCTCCTCGAACTGGTTGGTCTGAAAATTGAAACCGGCTTTCTTATACGCCCGCTGCACGGCCAATATAAACCATCCACGATGAGGTAGCACCATGTTAAGGATAGCGTTCCGGCTAGCCCCCACCCGGTTCTGCTCGTTCAAGGCGCCGTCACAGATCTGCACCATACTCCTTACCCTACTGGACAAGGTGGGTATATATCGGTCTATAATATCCTTGTTAGCCTCGTTCTTAGCCACGATCTTTCCGTCCTTGACATCTACCATGTTCCACATAGAATAATCCCTTAAACGCTCCCAATCGCGTTTAGCCTCGTTAGCGGACATATTTCTGTCTTTCATCATCATCTCCTTGAAATTGGAGTATGACCAGAACTGACCCTCGTATAGGCGGGTATCATCCATGACCGAGATAATGACCTGCGGATCCAACGGGGAGTTAAGAACCTCCATCATCTTAAACGGCAGGTCCCGGAATAAGGTTCTCCAGATTTTGTTATACGCTGCCGATCGTACACGGTTACGGACATTGAACACGCCTAGAGCCTCTCCAACGACATATAGCTTGTTGGTGCGGTTTATATCCCCGATCTCCGACACGTACGTACTTAACTGCTTCTGGGCTTCCCCATAGGCGTATTTCATGGAGTCCTTGCTTATATACTGCCCTACCATACCCTCCAAAAGGAAGTTGGCCTGCCCGGTAAGGGCGCCGGTAGCTGCGACGAACGGGGAGAAGCCTAAGTTGGATTTGGACACGAACTTAGTAAACATAAGAGCCAGCTTATTAAGATCGACCTTATAATTACCTATATTCCATTCCGCCCGCTTATTATTTATCCTGACGTCATAGATACTGGCGTTAACCCAATCTTGGAACATCCTATAGGCATGCGTCGCCTCTGGGTTCTTACCGCCGTCGTATTGCGTCTCCAGCATCATGTTCCTGTATCCCATGACATCATCCAAGGCCGCCCTCTTATACTTGTAAGCGGTAGCCTGCAAGGATAACATGGAATAGGAGTAGGCGAAGTCATGGGACACGTCGTTGGCGTTCTCCAACTTACTGAGATAGTATTTAGGGATCATACGATATTTGTTGTCGTTCTCATCAAGCCCTCCTAGGTCTTGTCCTTGACCGTGTATAGGATCATCCACCCTCTCGCCAACAATATCACGTACGGCATTGCCGATAGCCGCCTTCGGGTCAACCCCGGCCTGCACCATCCTCTCCACGCCGCCCTTGGATATCTGTGGTATTTGGTAGATGTTCCGGAATCGCTCATCATAATCCTCCATAGCCTTACGGCTTATGTTAAGCAATTCTTTCCTCATCTCCCACTTATCCTTATTGATCGTAGCTTCCTCCCCTTCGTTGGTAATACCGTATTTCTTGAAGAAAGCCTCGTTCTTGTACTTATCGAACCTAGGCGTATGATATCCATAACCCAGATCGGGATTATAATTAGGATTACGGAAAGAACTCTCGGCGTCAGCCTCATCAAGCCACTGGTTATTGATCGTCAGATCGATCATATTAATATCAAACCCGAAACGGGATACGCTCTCTTCCTTAGATATACCATTTTCTATGGCATCAAAGAACTCGGATACCTTATACGTACCGTTATTTATCTTCCTGACAAAGCCAGAATACCCCTTGGGAGAGTATCTCCTCATATAAGGATACAGCCGGGTCCTGGCGTACTCGACAAGGATCTTATCAGCCTTACCCATCGCTATGTCGTTAGCTAGCTTATTATTGAAGTCAGGACCGTATTTCCTTCTCAAAAACGATACCTCCACGGTCGTCCATGACGGATTCTTCCTAGATAGCTTAGCGGCCATCCTATCCACCTGACTCCGGGAGCGGGCAGACATATGTCCCTTGGCGAATTTAATCTCATCCATACCCTTGTCGTATACCATGGCATCCCTTAAAGCGTTACGGTAAGAATCCGTGACTCCACTCTCCACCGTATCAGGCATATCCATCTCAATAGCCTCAGCGGAAGCGGCGGCGTTAATAACGCTCTTAGCCTCAGCCAGACGATCATATAACTCGTTTATCTTTCTTAATGAGGCGGATCCACGTAACCTATCGAAATCATATTCCCCGTATCTCGTACTATCCCGGTACTGGATAAGCAAAGGCCTTAGCTGGTCATTGATCTCGTTTATTGTCGCCATCGCCTCCTCTACCTTCTCTATCCTTGATGATGATACAGATTGCTCCGTGATCTTATCAACCAGATTCTCGTAATAATCACCCTCCTCGGATCCCCACATATCCTTGGAGAAGCCAAGATGACCGCCAGCTAGCAGGAACTCAAACGCAGCCTTTCCGCCCTCGGACCGCTCTATCCCACGAAGTATCTCCTTGAACTCGGCGGAAGCCTTACGACCCTCGTTGGTATTCCCGAACTCCTCGGGCCACGCCTCGTCCCATGCCTTGATCTCCTCGGACATCATCAGAGCCTCGGATCCCTCTTCCTTTGGTGTCCCATCGGAATACCACTCGCTCTTGGCTATAGCCCTGTCACGTAAAATATCCAGATAAGATCTCCAAGCTATAGGATCGGATTGAAACGCCTTCCAATCGACCTTCCCGTTCCTCACGAACTTATCCATAGCCACATACCGGCTCCTGCGGATACTGGTCATGAAATCGGACGTGGCTTGCGATACCCTACGACCCAGTCTTTCCTCGACCTTCTTATTAACTTTATCGATCTTATCGTAATAAGCCTGCACCATAGGTTTCTCTCGGTTCTCATCCAACCACCTATTTATCGCGTCGAGATATCGTTGCTGATCCTCGAACGTCATGTCCGAGATATCAAAATTCTGGATGGTAGGTTTGAATACATGATATACCTCCTTCGTAATAGGCTTATCCCCGTCATATCCTACTATGTCGTCACGGGTCTTCACCTTAAGGCCTCTATCGGATAGAAGAAGATCGATAAGCTGTTTCTCGGTCTTACCCGTAACATTCTTAAGATCATATATATCGATAATAGCCTTAGCCTGCTCGGTCCTGTATAGCAAATCGTATTTAGCGAAATCACGGGACGAGTCAAGGTAATCCGAGTTCTTCCCATTTATCTTCTGTATAAGATCCTCATTATCCTTTATCCCCCATCCACGCTCTTTCATCATCCTAGTCATCTTATTGATATTAGATATACCTTCGGTATGGGCTTCATTATGGGCCTTGGCTAGACGTTGACCTAACATACCTAAAATAGCGTTACCACTATGCTCCAGCGTGCCAAAGAACCGGGACATGACATTGATATCCTTATGGATGTTATTTATCAACTTCTTTATCCCATTCCAATATCTTTCCGAGATATTAAACATCCTGAGCTGTCCATCCAGCCAGTCCTCATTACGATCACTTCGAAGAGCATTTATATCAGACATGGATGTCTCAGCCATACGTAATATATCATCCATATCCTCTACCATGCCAACCTTATTGCTGCCATAATAATCAGCCGCCTGATTATTGACGAATCCACGAAGGTTCCTGATCAGAGGAACTATCTCCCCATATACGTTATCGATAACCTGTATCGTCTCATAATCCAATCCTTTTCCGCTCTTACGTAGGCTACTGGCGACAGTGACCAAATACTCCACCTCAGCCTTGGCGGTCGCTATGACGCTCTTGGTGGATAATAGGTTGTTATTCTTATTTAGCTCACCCCCGACTTGTCTTACCTTCTCGCCTATATCACGTAGAAGGGAGATACTCTCACCGATCCTCTGGCTTTGGCTTGACCTCATCCTCTGCAATCTGGTATATAGTCTTTCCAATGACCTACCGTTCTTGATCAACTTATTAGCCACATCAACATCCGATAATGAGTACATGAGATGGTCGCTATCCTTTAACAGAAGCACGTCAAATGCGCTTGGATCATCAGCTAACGCCGACTCCTTTATCCTATCAAGAACCTTATTCAAGTCTGATCTTTGAGTAGAGAAGAAATTCCTTATAGCCCGGATTATCCTGCCAAACAAGGAGAGCTGGGCGTCCTCGGACGAGGCCAGATCCTCCACCGCCTGTTCCATGCCCGGTACGAACCGCTGGGCCAACGTCTTACCTAGGATCTCCCGCTTCACCATCCGATCCAGTTCCTCCCCTTGGTATTCCTTCCCATACACCTCATAGTAACGACCGGCGAATTGATTCCATAATGGCGTGTCGACAACAGAGTCCAGAACCTCGTCAATCTCCTGCTGATTACGATAAGTATCGATCAAGAAGTGAGCCACCTCCTCATTAAGATCCTCTACCGTAGCTCCCTCAGCCAGGGCAATAACCCCATTAGCCATATCGGATAAGGCCCTAGCCGAAGGCTCGACACCATTACGCATCTTATACTTATCCATATATTCGGACATACCCATCACACGGATACCTAACGTGGATAAGATGTTGGTGATATCAGTCCTGTTCTGAAGATCCTCCGCCTTCTCATTCTCAATAACCCCACGGACATTACTTCCGTACAAGGCGTTATCCTCCATCATCAACGACAAGGCTAGCTCCATGAACCCATCATACTTATTATTAAGCTCCTCAAACTTACCTTGCCTTAACATGCCCTTTATCTCCGATCTGCTTACCGTAACCTTCTCCCCTGATGTCGTGATAAGATCAAGATCGTTATTTACCTCCGTATCAAAACCGATGGAGCCTAATACGTTCATCTCAGAAGACATACTACCAAACCTGTTCCTTAGTCTAGACAAGGCGTCCATAGCGTTATAGATCTTAAGACCATCAGAGTTGCCGGCTCCGGTAAGATAATACCTATCCCCTAACCTTATACGCTCCCCGCTCAACAGACCTTTCTTGATAAGGTAATTGACAAACCCTCCACGAGTGCTTATATTAGAGCCTGAGCTGATACCAAGGACCGGTATGAATGACTCGCTGTTGTTAAGGGTTATGGAGGACGAGCCAAAGGAGATATCAGCCGTACCGGACGGGACGTCACTCTCCTCGACACTGCCGGCCAAGAACCCGGCCTCGACCCGCCCACCGGACGATCCTTTTATGGCGTTGGCGTAAGATTCGTGTATCTTGCCGTCATCCGATCTAAAGAACAGGCGAGGCTCACCGGAATCATACACCAATCTTGAAGATGGGGGCGTATAATCTTCAATATCATTTAACGGCAAGACATTACCAGAAAATATGATCTCCCCGTCTATACTTCCGCCTTTCACCCTAATATTAGGTCGTTGCCCGGTAAAAGCGCTTTCCACGGCCTTCCATAACATACGGGCTGTCTCCTTAATGTCTATATTCTCCCTGATAGCCCTTATATCATCCCATGACGCCTCTTTCAGTATCGTGTCGCCAATATTATCCTCATTTATGGAATCCAAATCCACCTCCTGTACCGTGGATGTATCTACCACCGCCATATCACTGACCTCACCTACCTCTCCGGAAGTAAGATAAGCCACGACATTGTCGCTATTCCCAAGGCTTCTGGCCAACGCCGGGGCATCCATATCGCTTATGGCGGACAAGACCTTGGCTGACATAAGTTGCCCCCACTCGCTGGCGCTAAGTCTGGCGCTTATGGATCTGGCCGCCTCCTTATTCCTTGGTACGGACTTCGTCCAGTCACCGAACTTAGACCTAAACTTATCGTTATAAATAGTCATATAAGCCTCAGCGGCCTTATTAAGGTCACTTACGGCGGCTATACCCGCTATCTTATCGAACAAGGTGGATACCTCGCCGGAAGGGGTCAAGACACGGGTTATCTTACCTTCCTTATTTCTTTTAATTACGCAACTCGACATAACTTCATGTTTTTGACAAAGATAAACAAAAAGCCCCCACAAATAAGCGGAGGCTGATATTCTTATACTCTTTATATAATTTACGACTTAATCCGTATTCTTGCTATTGATGAACTCACTAACGCAATCGCCAGCGAAGCCGGCTATATACGCTGCGTGTTCATCCTCTCCAACCTTAAATCCAAGAGACATGTTGCAAAATTGGCATACGCTCATTGCTATATGGAATGACTCGTGACATATATTTCTCATTATTAAATCATCGTCGCTCGAAAAATTCCAAAGTATGGCAAATTTATCATCATCGTCCCTATCCCTTACCAAATTTGCGAAAGACGCCTCCTTGTCCATATCATCCTCATCTCCCCATTTCCCCTCGTGTTCAGGTTCCATATTCTCGAAACGATCACACAACGTCTTATAATCTAATCCAACCGTGATAATCAAATCCAACGGATATATCACGAAATCAAATTTCTTTTCTCTCACGTTACTAAAATTATTAATTTTATTTATCAAATTCACATTCGTATCACAAAATGTTTACTCTAACAGGGTTAAACGCTAACCCACTATCGATTATCCCACTTATGTAAGAATCACCGAATACTTTCCTGCCAATCCCAATAGCTCCGTTGATATCAGCATTTAGCAGCTTTCCAATAGAGCTTTGAAACAAGCCTCGTTTCTTTCTTTTGCCGAGATAAACATCATGCTTTCCCAATTTTTCAAAAGCCAGATGATCCACTTTGGAGGTATAGGATTCCTCGTGGACTTGAAAGTCTATTCCAACCAACTTACACTTATAGGATATCTTTTCAACAAGTTTTGAGAATGGAATCTCAACGAACTTCTGGTTTATCCTCTTCCCTAGATTTACTCCATTCTTCCATCCTTTATTCAAACCCACAACAAGATTCCCAATATTGTTTTCAATACAGATATTTACAATAAATCTGCTAACCTTGTGGATTTTATCTTCAATCCAAAAATTCCTATAATTATTTAGCCGTCTAAGTCTCTTTGAAGTACCCTTATCGCCAATATACGACATCAACCTAGCTCTCTTCTTATTATACCACTGATTGAAGGATTTAATAATCTTGCCGTTTACAATGAAAGGCTTGATACCTACATCGCTTATACATGAACATAAGTTATTCAATCCCAAATCAATCGAAAGAACATTATCCTTATTCAGGTTTAGATCCTGTTCCTTCTTCTCATAAATAACCTCAACCACATAGCATGTAGCTTGAGGGATTACCCTAACCTGACATAATTTGTTATCTCCTATATTTGTTTTGATTGGTGGAATTATGTTTTTGATAAAATGGATACAACCATCGTTTTTCAATCTGCAAGCAGAAGTCGTAAAGACTACCATATTCTGCTTCTTGCCTCGTTTGTACTTCGGCAATTTTGGTCTTGATAAAAATTTAGAAGGATTCTTCTCATATTCCTTCTTTGATTTCATCCAAGACTTTGTTACCGAAAACACTTGAGCTACGACTTGTTGGGACACTACTGATGGTAGATTCCTAAAATCAACCTGATTCTCCTTACATAATTTAGTAGAAAACTCATATTCATTTATGTAATCTCCGGAAAATATACCTTGTCTGACATTGAAAAGAACATAATTATACAACAACCCGGATTTGAGGCATACATCCTCAAATCGGTTGTCTTTTATGATATGTCTCTCAACTAATCTCATTCTTAATATCTTATGCCATAAATATAAACATTCTTTATGAAATAAATAATTTATTCAACTATAATCCCCTTAATTTTTCTATAACCTCAAAACACATCTTACACTCAATCCTACGATACAACTGCCTTACGCCATCTATCGTAGTCCAATAACGACCACCCTCTCGGTGCAGGAACTCACTCATTACCTTAGTGTCAGCCACATCGTGTAGATCGTATGAGTCAAAACATAACTTACATATATCGTCAAGATCAAAATAAGTAACCTTATTATACGACATACAACGAATTTGTCTTCCATCAGGAAGCTGAACATCGAAAACATCTATCTTCTCCATATTAAAAAATAGAGGGATACCGATCCCATCACAGACCTGTATCCCCTTATAATAAATTAGCGACGAAAAGCATGGTGATGGACATGCGCCACAAATGTAATTACAAATTTTGTAAAAACAAAGCCATTTTATGGTAAAATGTCCCGGACGAACCGCACATGATAGCCGCTGTACTTTTGATAGCTGTACACACCGCCATCTCTGAAGTACACATACCACCCGTAGAGGGAGCTATACTCTGAGCTAGACCAATAACCACTGGAAATATAGAATTGTTGTCCACCAATAGCCGATAATGCGTTATTAACACTCGTCAAGTACATATATATCAATGAAAGCTGACCACATGACGGGACATACCAATCATCATATCCTTTAGCGTCAGCACTAGCTAAGAACGTATTAAGCACATGGCCAATTGTCGCAAAGGAAAAACGATCCTCACCACTGGTAGTCACCCCTTTTAATACCTCTGAATTGGCTTTCCCCCTCCAATCAGATGAAGCTCCGCTTGTCCATGCAGTAATATTTGCCGAAAGGTTAGGGGTACCATTGTATGAACCATACTCCGGTTTTAGGTAAGCGTGACCATTACTTCCATCTACTTTGTCATAACTTGCAATGCCTGTCTGATCCGTACCATATCCACCCCAACAAAAAGCGTAAGTACTGTCCTTCCCGGCCCCGGCTGTTACGTAGCTTTCATTAGAGTCCCCGTTCTTCTCAATCATAAATCTCTTACCTTGAGCGTTAAGGACAACGCCTATACAATCATTGGAAGGTGTGTACGTTATACTTCCATCAGGGCGGACATAAGAGATAAGGCAAGTACCGTTACACTGACATGGAGCGTCACTCTTCAACACCCCATACACCCGATTGTCGCTAGTCAACCATCGTTTGCCATCGCTTGTCACATAGGCTTGCCTACACCCCTCCTGATTCACCGTAAGCGTCTTTTTAACGCCTTTGGGGGTTGTTATCTCCAACTCAAGGGTACGGTCAAGGCCTTTGTTCATTACCGAGCCAAAAGAAACGGCGGCGTTACCGGTCCCGGATCCCGGGCTGACGGTCAGAGGCTGATCCGTTACCTCGCCTACCCCGTCCTTCCAATTAATATTCAAATCATTAGCCATAGTTGTATTATTTTTGTTCTATTGCAAAGATAGCAAAACAAATAAACCCCAACCGGCTTAAGTCGATCGGGGTCTGAGTAAGCGAAAAGAAACTGATTATCGTCCCATCATTCTCAGTACGGTTCTAGCCGCAGCTTGCGCCCATGTCCAGCTGTCATTAGATGTTACGTTAACCGTCTGTTGAGTACCATTTACATCCAAGTTAATAATCTCCTTGTCAAGCTCGATAGTAGAGTCTCCAACAGCTTGCGTTACCGTCACGTTGGCTGTCTTGCCACCAGCGGCAGTTACCTTCAATGTAGCTGTCAGTTCCTCGATCGTGACGTTGGCCGGTACGTCCGAGATCGTGATGCTCCAAACGAACTCGCCAGCGGCTCCGGGATCGTCGGCGATAACCGCTCCGTTAGCCGTAGTCTTTCCAGCCGCCGTGTAGTTAGCCGGGAGCTGTAACGTAAGCCCGTTCTCCTCAGCCGGCGTGACCGCGAACGTAAGCTTAGTACTGTTAGACTTACCGGTGATGGTAACATTACCACCTGTCTTTTGTACGGAAGCGTTAGGGCTGTCTGATCTTACCACCTCAGCAGCCGCTGCCTGATTGACTACCAACGCCTTCTTAGCCCCGCCGTTCGTGGTGACCGTAAGGTTGATAGTGCGTTGAAGACGACCGGTGTGTTTCTCACCGGAAAAATTAACCGCCTGATCTCCTGATCCTGATACCGGGTCGACGGTTACGAAACCGAATTTTTGTGATGCTATACTTAAATATATTTACAAATGTCATTTTATCATGCCAAAAATAACTTGTATCATATCACAAGCCAAATATAGGGGGGGGGGTAGATACGGGCAGGTGTTAGAAGCTGCCGTTCCCATGCAGGAACCCGGCACGGAATATAATAGCCTTGTCTTTAAGTTTCTGAACAGACTCCCATTCCCATTCACCCTCACAAGGTCTTATGACATATTTATTGCCCCAGATTTTGAATTTCCGTTCAATAACAAACATCTCCTTATCATTAAGGACATGAAAGATACTCCCAACAGGGAAATACTTATCAGTCCTCAATATAACTCGATGATGTTTCTCGTCATATTCAGGATCGCCTACGATACGGGCCTTATAAAACTGAAAATCGTTTAACGTCTGATCCACAGGCTCTATCCAATAATGTCCTTTAGCCATTGCTATTTATGTTTATTTATCTATATTTGCAGTGTAGTAACTCATAATGTTTTAAGTGATTTTCAACCAAAGGGGAAGGGTGTCCGTGAGGATGCCTTTTTTCATTCCCGCCCACCCTTCCTATGAACAAAAGATCTACCTCGAACAAATGTAATCATAATAAGGCTACGATCAAAAAGAAACCCTATCGGTATTCTATTGCCGACAGGGTTCTCCAACGTTGTATCAAACTAAATCATATCACTCCATTTGATTGTGTCACCGACGAAGCACCGCACCGCCAGATACCTTACGAACGCCGTCCCTTCCGGGGCGTCAGGGTCTTCCAGATAAGCCAAGACAGCCTTGACTATTTTCTGGTCGCAATCCAATACCTTAGGAAAGTAGTCGCTATAGAACATAGCGAACAGGTATTGGATATCTCCCCAAGTGGCGTTATCAGGTTTCTTGGCCCCGCATTTATCGAACATCTGCTTAGCGTCCTCCATCGTCCATCTTCTCTTGGACCCGTCGGCGTTAAGCATCTTGTCAGCGGCTTCCCTAGCCAGCTCCTTGGAAAAGTGATATCCATGGGTGTCTATATACCGCTTATAATCCGGGTCATCGGCGTCTGCTCCTCAGTAGTAACGACTCCTGCGTCCCCTGCGCATATACGGCTCGGTACCATCGAACTCGTCACGGATGCCACGCTCACCGAACCATCCCCTGCGATACATCTCGTCCTCACGTTCATGGAGTCTCTCGCGTTTCTCAAGCTCACGCTCGTCACGTTCCAGCTCCCTCTCGCGTCTTTCAAGATCACGCTCACGGCGTTCTAGCTCATCCATTCTGCCGTCATGCTCCTTGCCATAGTGGTCGTATATTCCACCACCATAACCCATGTAAGTCCCATCCGAACGTCTGCTACGTCCACGGCCGCCTCTACGATCGTAGATCTCGTCATTGTAGTCCTCTTCGTGACCGCCGCCTAAATCTATAACTCTCATCTTAACCTAATTTTTTAATTAACAACTCTTTTAGCTCATCGAAAGAGGATCCCATCCTATCGACTTTCTCCTCAAGATTCTTGATCTTCCGGTCTTGATCCTTAGTCTGCTTAAAAGCCGGATTGATTTCCTCAAGGATCGAATCACAAGCCTCTAGTGTCCTCCTATGCTTATCGATACTATCGAGAATATCGGAGCTGGTCCTCTTAGCGGCGTTAAGCTGGTTCATGATCGGATCGACCGAGCAGGCCAAAGTTATGTTATTGGACATAGCGACATCCCTGCTCTCCGGTACGACATAGGTCATGGAAGACCCGTTTATCTCCACGGTAAGATCTATCACCCTATCCTGTAGTTGCTGATATTGCCCCATCTGACCCATCTGGGGTTGCTGGAACCTAGGCTCGGACACGTTGACCACATTCCCCATCCTGAATACCGGAACATCGGACGTATCCAGCGTATATACTTGAAATCCTTTCTTTAAGTCTCTAAACATATCTCGATTTTTAAGCGGGAGGGAATACCCTCCCATTAGACATCCAATCTAACCTATTCCTCATCAACATCCGTCTCCGACGCCGAGGCGGAAGTTGTAGGCACACAGCAATCCATGAGCCTCAATACACCCCTTACCTTGTTGAAATAAACAAGGCGTTCGGTGTTGTTAACCATAGCCGCTCCGGTCACAGCCACGTTGATCGGATTCACCACAGCCACGCCGGTTACCGGGCAGCATGTGTCATCACCTACCGTGGATACGGTGCTGTTCGCTGGAATAGCTATCTGTACTGGCAATGTCTCGCCTGTTGTCGGAACCACCTGCCGGATTTTCAGCAGCAGAAGGCCCTCGCATGGCAAGGACAGCCATATCCTTGGGTTGATACCGAAGATGGTGTTGGTAGTAGTCACTACCACGTTCTTCGTAGCCAACTCATAAAGAGACCCTATTTTAGAAACACAAGCCATAATAGCCTCCTTCCTTTATAGAGTTAAATAGCGGCGTTTCCGTTGTTGCAGCATCCATTGTTGCACCCACATCCGTAATTACCTCCATAAAATGCTTGACCCCATCCATAAGTCTGGTAAGGAGAGCATGAAGGATAAGCCGGCACAGGGGTAGGTCTCAACTGGTTGATCAAATTCTGAGTCTGTTGCTGAGTCAACGCGGAGGCTTGGTAAGCCGACCTTTCATCACGCAACTAATTGATCGTATTCTGCATCTCACGCATTTCCAATTGACAGAATTTATCATTAATCAAGGTTATTTGAGCATCAATCTTAGCGCTCAAGATATTGAACTGCGTAGTAGCCTGCTCACGATTGTTTGTCAATCCTTGATTAATAGTGTTTTGTAACGTGTTAGTCTGATTCAATGTCTCAAGACGATTCTCATAACCTTGATTGTTGATCATCTGCTGAGTCTGGCAAGTGCTTTGGTTGATCAAAGAACTCAAATTGCAGCAGCAAGAGCTAATTTGATTACCGATCTCACAACCTTGTTGCTGTACGGCGTTAATAACAGCCTGAGAGGTCATACCTACCTGACCAGCTACCTTATCGATAGCGCCTTGTACGTTACAGATAGCGCTTTGCAATTGAGTGGTAGTACAGTTCAATGCGTTAGCGATCTGATCGATAGCGCTTCTGTTACCTTGGATAGCCTGCATCAGTAACTCACGACCATAGTCGTTATTCAATTGAGCTGGAAGACCATTAGCGCAACACTCATTACCATTGCCAAAACCATTGCCAAAGCCACGGCCACCCCATAACCAGAACAGAACGATGATCCACAACCACCAACCGTTAGCCCCGCCGAAACCGTCTTGGTTGTTACGACCGTTCATCAAGGCCGCCACCAAGTTCGGATCCATCTTATTTCCGCCTATTAAATTGGCGAACATCCCCGGAATCATAGATAATAAACCGTTAGTGGCGCTTCCACTACCGGAACCCATACCGTCTAACAAAACGATTTTGTCTCCACTTGTACCCATGTCTATTTATTTTTGAATTAATAATAACCCCACCTGATGGCGGGCGTTACAAAGTTCAAAAATTAACAGTCCTAAAATCGTGATATGTGTCATCATCAAAGTACGTCATGTCTTGTAAATGGGATTAATAAAAACCGATACAAGACAAAAAATCCGAAACGTATCACTACGGCCCGGATTCATGCAAATCTATAAATTCAATGTTTCAATGCTCGAAAGAAAACGTCTCACGACGTCAAAGAGAGATTAACTACACGAAAAATCTCGCATCAACTTATTTGTATTAGCAGTGTATTCATTAACTATCTTACTGGATGAGGGATTATCCTCTATCCTTGACAGGCGGTTATCGTCACTCCTTACCGTAACGTCACCCATCCTTCGTACCATGTTTTCTTGATATGATGATGGATCGGAGTATATAAGATCATCAACGAACCTGTATATCGCACCATCAACCGTCTCACCTACCTTCTCATATAAACCGGATTGGAATGACACGAAATCATCATACCTCCCACGAGCCAAGAACGAACCGTCCGATCTCGCCTCGACGCCGCCGTTGACCTCCCGGAGCAGGCCCGGATTCCTTTGGTACAGATACCTGTAAAACCCGACATCCATCATCCTATCCTGACCATCCAGATAGAAAAGGTTTCTCATGCTACTGTCACCGGACTCGATAGCCACGTCAAACAGAAGATCCCTTACCTGACCTTCCGGCAACGACATCTCCATGCTTTTTAACGTACCTCTGTCATGGTGGTTCAAAGATACATTATAAAATCCATTAAAATCAAGGAAACGTAAGACATTATTATATAAATCCGATTTTTTTAACCTTTCCTTGATCTGGATCTTCCTCAACGAGGTACAGGATTTGATAAAATCCCGATCCTTTCCCTGCCTAGCCTCGTATCTCCTGAACTCTCGATCAATATCGACATCATCCATCTTAGGGGTTACGGGATGCTGATATATTAATCTGGTAAGGATCATGTTCTCGGTATTCGAGGATGAGATGTTGGACATAACTAGCTTCTTTATGTTATCCTTGACCACGCCGATATCGGAACGGGAAGCCCCTGCGGGAACCACGCCAGCCGGCAAGTACGAGGGCCGCTCTATCCCGATATCGGCCAACATCTCATAGGCCTGATCGGTGTCGATTATCGGAGCCGTGTTATGGTACGTATTCCTACCCATATACAACATGCTCCTATCATACATATCGGAAGGGGATGTATTCCCGGACCTTACATACACCATCCTATCCCCAGTAGAATAAGTATCCTGAACCTCGTATATCGGGTTCCCTTTTCCTGTTATCCTATCAAGATCGGAGATAAAGCTATCGTATACCGAATTGCCGGCCTGTATGGAAGACAACATGACGTCCAGCGACGCCATAAGATCACGGATATCCTCAGGTCTGGATATAACCATCTCATCGCTGATCGCCTCGCTTATATCCACGCCCATGTCGGCAAGATCCATGGCTATGTCATGCAGACGTCCGGCAACGTCCTTGATGTCCTTAAAATCATCCATATCGATTATCTCCCCAACCTTATCCCTTAGACCCTTCATATCCTTAGGCATACTGATATACGGTGTGGTACTATTGAAGTACGAGTCGGTAATCGTATTTCCGTCCTGACTCCGAACCTCCATACGGGTCATATTACGATATGTGTCATACATCCGATCAGCGTAATCCTGATCCTCCTGATACCGGAGCGCCAAGGAAGGGTATGGGATGGAGGCGAAAGCCTGATCGAACTCCCGGCGGTCGCTGATACCGCCTACCGCCCTCATGATCGTATCCCTTACTTCTATTGGATTCAAAACCCTTCTCTTTCCTAACGAGTCATATGTATCCTCATATATCATATAATCATCACCAAGGCCTGACTCGGAGGACAGGAAATACATATCCTTCTCATTAAGATCCCCGTCAGACATAAAATCGACAATCCTCCTCATCATATCCCTTACCCGATCATACGCCGATCGGTTGGTCATGATATTATCAATCTCATCGGCGTCATACATCCCAGATCGCTCAAGATTGTACCTATTGAGGAATATATCACCGCCGGAAAGGAAGTTAGATACGATCATATCATTAAGATCATTGATATTATCAACGCCCAAGGAAGTAAGGGTGTTATTGATATCCTTAACCTCATCGGCCATGAAATTGCCGGCGAAATAGTTCTTTCGCTTGATAAATGACATAACATCATCATACCTAGGTTCCCCATTACTATCCAGATCATATTCTGATGGCATGGACATCCAATCGCCAAAGAAAGACACGAAGTCGGGGGAGTAGGCCGTACCCCAGACCGATAAGGCCTGCTTCTGGTCGCCAAGCACCTCCATCGCCCTTTGGTATAATCCGGATGGTTGGTTATTAGGGGCAAGGACATTATCTACCCTATCCTCCTTATTTTTTATTACATAACAAGATCGTCCCATTACTAAATCGTTTTGTTACAAAGATATGAAAATCCCGCCTACTCTCACGAGCGGACGGGATACTAAATAACAACATAATAACAAACCTTATGTTTACTCTGAAAAAGTACAAATCTTTTTGCCGATCCTCACGGACAGGCAAAAACTCAATCCTAAATAACAAAAATGAATTTCATTATTCATCAAATATCATATATATTGTCAATATATTTAGCATTTGATTCTATAATTCTAAAATTATATTTGCTTATAATTTCCTTAACCTGCTTTTTATTCAAATGAAACCACTCTCTATCAACATTATATACACTATATTTAATATGCAGCTCACGCTCTATATCCATATCTACATATGCAATCATATAAAAATGGATATTACTCACCCTTAAACAACTCTCCCTAGTGTATAAATCCTTAGACTTACCAATTTTTACAAGACCATTACTAATATCTACTCCTATATAGGTACGCAACAGTCCACTATTTCTTAGTCCATAGTTCTTTTTATTTTTTAGAAAATAAGTATATCCTATTATAGAATCATACAAACCATAAAAATCATATTCTGTCGAATATGGTCTTATCTTGGACATCAACATAGGTATAGCGTTATTTACTTTCAGATCATTAGATATAGTCAAATGAATATCATCAACATCCTTGTTTGTATTTGATATAATGATATTATATACAACACCATTAAAAACATGATCTAAACACATTCTATCAATTATATACTCATCATAACCCGCATCATGTAGTTCATCTTGTCGTTCTATGGCTGCAAGTATAAAATAATTATATAACTTCAAGGCATAATCAAGATCAAAATCACTTCTACCGAATAACGTTATTAGCGCCATATAAAGGAAATTGCTGTAATCGCTATCATTCGAAGTTATTCTGCAATCCTCAACAATAAACACATTGTCATTTTTTGAACGATCACAATCGCTCGAAAATTTTTTAACAATAATCTCTAACTCTCTAGAATAACCTGAATAATCAGCTTGTTTCAATTTCCCTGTTTGGCAAAAATGACTTAAATCATCATACAACCCCAAAATATGATCTTTGTTCATAATATAAAACAACGAGAGCCACCAGCGTCCGTTACCCCACTGATGACCCTCATCTATCGCCTACGCTTAGGCGAGTTAATATCTTCTTATGGTCTAGCAACGGATAGACACCGCAAATATAGAACCTTATTTTGAAACCACAAACAAACAGGAGATATTTTTACAAAAAATGTAATCAGTTATATTTATCTATCATATAGACGAAATATAACTGTATCTATCCTCCATCATCATCACCACCTTCTTGATATCAGATAAAGTTAGTTTCTTTATCTCCATATTCCTACTATCCATCCTGACAAAAGAGTTCTTGAACTCCTGCTCGGTTATAGCATCCAACCTAAATAGATTGTATTTTATAAGCAACTGGCTTACGTCAAATATCAGGATATTAAGATCAATATCATCCTTCAACTCATCAAGAAGATCACGCATCATGGCTTTGATAGCATCAGTATCAAGTTCCAGCTTCTCGGCCTCCTTCATTAACTTCTTGATAATACCATTGTGCTCGATTATGATGTTAGCATTATCATCATCGGCAGGTAAAAGGATATCCATCGTACATTTTATACCAACCTTATCACTAAGCCTTTTGTTGAACTCAGTCATATAATCAAAAGCCTGATCCCTGCTTAATGAGTATGTATGATCAAGCAACTGCTTTTGTCTGACCTTGACAAAATAGTTACTGGTGTATAACATCATCAAGACCTTCACTCGCTGGATGCGTAGGTCTTGCATGATCTTCCGATGTAAAAAAGAATCTAGTTGCATAATATAAAGAGTCCCCACCGGGGCCATCACACACCCGACAGGGACCAACTTTTAAATATCTTACTCGTCAGGTGATGGACTGACGCTGCGAAGATAAGTCAAGATATTTAATTTAGCAAGGATTTTCCGCCTCATTTTCTCCGGATACTACGTTGCCGTCGGAAACCAAAGACTTGTCCTCGGCCGCCTTCGTAGGCGAAGCGGAACCCGATTGGGAGCTGGACGGGTTGACGAACGGGGTCTCCGTATCCTCGAAGAACGTCTCATCCCTCCTAATACTCATTCTGAACTTAGGTGCTATGAAAGGATCGTTGTTAAGATCAATATTAATCGTAACGTCATTCATCAAAATATCCTCCTTAGTCCTAGAATCGCCTATCCATCCTCTTACGTCAGCGGTCATAGGCATCCTGCTAGCCGCTTCCTTGATAGCTTCAAGCCGGTTCTTGATAACATCCACGTCTCCCGCCAGCGGAATCATATATGCCTTATTATCCAACCCTGATCTGGCTATAGCGTTATTAAGATCCATTATATCATCAATACTTACGCCTCCGCCTAGACCCTCCGTAATCCTATCAGCCATCGATCCGATCATGGATGAGAATGACGATATATCCTGATTTTTCAATCTTACGGGGTACAGGTAATTTCTTCCATTTCCTGTCTTTATAGCTACGACCGGGATACGTGAATCTTTATAGTCACCATACTTGTCCCTGACGATAGCCGTACAGAACGGGAATATATTATACTTAATATCATCCCTCATCGTAACCACCCCGTTCTCTATATATCCTACGCTCTCTACCTTGTCGACCGTCTCGCTGGTAAAGTCATTCTCGGATACCATCAACGTACCATTATCATCACTTACGCTAAAATTAGGTCTTCCCGGCAAAACACTGGTAACTGTACCTACGAACGGTATATCAATCTCGCCAGCGACAGATCCTACATTATCCCTATACAACTCAAAGGCCATACTCCTTAAATCAGCGTTACTCCCTTTTGAGTCTGGATCATTGGCTTTTAGCACCGAGACAAAATTACCATCACCATCCACGATCTTAATAACCATATTATCAACCAGCTCTCGGTAAGCCGACTTAGTCTCATCAGAATTAGGGTCAACGGCGTTAAGGCTATTGTATTTATCATACAATTCCTTGGTATATGGATCTAACATATCCATCTTAAACCTTACCATATCACCCTTGCGGAGGCTAGCCGTTGCTTCCTGATTCACCGACTCGTTGTTAGATCCAAACGTATCACCCGTATAATAAGGGACAATAGATCCATCCTGCCCCTTGCGATACACCATAAACCAGATGGAGGTCGACAAGGCGGTTTGCCGCCCCAATATGACACCGGTAGCGTTCTCGAAAGCCTGAGCGTCATCCTCGCTAATCATCCATCTTGAGTGGTTATTCGACTCTATAACAGTAAATATGTCGGTTCCGTTGGTGAAATCCATCACCCTTCCATTATCAGTATCAGTGGCATCAGATCTTTTAAGCCCAAGACTGTCCATAAACCTGTCAAGTCTCATTCCGCCAACTTCATAATACATAACCCCACCGATCTCTCTCTTCTGAGCCATCAACACCACCGGATTCTGGGCGGCGTTAACTTCCGTCCTGCCGGTGGATGTCCCGGGTTCGCTCTCTGTGAGGACATCACCCATAGGTATGGATTTATCGTAATCCTTGACAGCTATACTTCCGTTATCATACAACCTCATCCATTCCACGAATTGAAGAAGAGGCCCATCGGAATAATTATTGATAATATCAATAGCCTCATTAAGCTTATCCTGATCAATCTCATTGCCATTGTCAGCCTCATTCATAAGATCATTATAAGTCTTTATAGCTTCTTTGATCTGATCCTGATCAAGACCATTGATATTCATATCTACAATATCATCAACAGCGTCCTTGATATTATCATAAATATTATCATGGATCTTCAATCTATCTATTATCGATCTAGCCTTATTGATCCTTGAAATAGGATTATCCCCAAACCCGTTAACTAGACTATCGACACGAGGCTTGTTATTATCATATATCTGTCTCTCCCTAGGAGATAAGACATCCTCATTACCGTTCCATATCTTTATAGCTATATTATTGATTCTATCGTCAGAAGGATTTATGATATCCTCATCATCAGGAACCCTCTCGACTATATTACCTTCATCGGTCTTAATCTCGTTCTCCATAGATCTGGCTATCATATGATTATATGTCTTGAACATAAATGCCTCATCCTCCCCTATAAGACCATCTTGGTAAGCCTTGTCTATAGCTTGGTCGTTGGCGTAAAGATCATTGGCATCAGGATTATCAGTATTCCTGAAATCATACTTGCTATCATCCTCCTCATAAGTCTTACCCCATACGTTCGATAATATCTTCATGAACCCGCGCTCCTGCGCCCGGATGAATCTTCTGTCACGCATACGACGAAGAGACTCGTTTATATTCTTATAAGCCACAAGATTATGACGATACTCGCTAAGCAACGCCATGGCCTCTTTATGATTATCGACCCCACGGGTAGACACGGCATTCTCAAAATCAACTATAGTCTCATAAGCCGCCATAAGATCTGAGACGCTAATCTTAGAATCATTATCATTTAAAGATAACTTAGATATATCCACATCTGAATTAATCAACGTGCTTAACTTTCTCTCCAAGGCAATTCTTTCTTCCGTCAATTTAAGAAGCCTATCATTCTCCTCAGCCAACTTAGTCTTATCAGACTCAATTGCTTCCTTCGATGCAACCTTTTGTTGAGTATTTAAGATATTCCTCTCCATCTTCCGTATATCATTCGTCAGCTTCCGGAGTTTTTCGAGAGCCTTGCTTGAATCAGGATTAAGATGAGAGTATATATCAAGGGCATCACCTATACCCGTCTTATATATCCTGTTTAACTGATTGGTGATATCATTCAAATTATCCTTAGCCTCAATACCGTTATATACCATATTGGAGATATAGGCGTTAAAAGACCTGTTCGGGATACCCTCAGTAAGTGAGTCGGCGAATCTGTTGGCCATGGTAAAATTATCCACCTTCTTATTAAACTCGTTGACAAGATCGGCTTTATACTCATTAACCTGCTCATCCGTCATATTCATATCGGACGCTATATCGCTATTAGGTATAGATTCGACTACCGTCCTGAAATTCTCCTTGGTATCATCCAACATCCCCATCTCCGAATCATAACGGAGACGATTGAATACGGCGTCACTAAAATCCTTATTTATGATCCTACCATCACTCTCGTACGATGTGTCTACACCAGATAATTGAGCGTTAAGAGCCATACTGCCACGAATAGCACGGACAGCGGCGGTGGTCAAGGCGCCGGCATTGGCGTTGTAGGCCTCCACCATCCCCTTGTTCCGGGACATGTCTTGGCTCCATTCCTTTATACCCCCAATAGTCTTTCCACCCATAATCGATCCGATAATCATACCGATACCGATCTCCTTCCATCCTTGGCTAGACCCGTACGTCTCCTTGAACCCATTCTTTATAGCCTCCATATAGCCTATATTCTGCCGGATAGCCATAGGATTGTATCTTGATTCTACCCAATCCTTGGCGGACTTACTAGCCACTCCCTGAAGACCTTCCTCATACAGACCCTCTGACACTGGGCGCTTGATGATATTGAACGTATTCCCGGCTATTTTCTGCCATTTCTTAGGCGTTATGGCCCTTAATGTCCCGTTATCCATCCTCTCGGCGCCTACGCCAAATATATTGCGTTTTATGAACTTATCCACGCCAAGATCCATGCCGAACATATCGCCGAACATAGCTATATTGGATAATGACAATATGCCGACGTTGGCGGCAAATACGGCATTAGCGGCATTGGCATTGTCAGCTCTGAACTTCATAAGCTCCTCATATGGGACTTCCCTTCCATAAGCGTTACGGTAAGACTGCCTGAAATTCTCCTCAGCCTCCATCAGCATGCTTCTGGCCTCGACAGACGCCTCCCACGAGGTAGATGTGCCAAGGAAAGCGAGGGTGTCCAGTCCCTTGCCTATCCTCCGTCCCGTACGGGCGGCCCTAAGGTAGACGCCGAACGCTTTCTTGGTATCCGAAGCCGCTTTGCCTATCCTAGCCAAAGCCACGCCTGCCCTAGCTCCCGTACGAGCTAAGTTCATCAATCCAGCGCCGGAATATACGGCTGACGATAACATGGCTCCAGCGGTAAAAGCAAGACCGGATAAAAAATCGTTAGACCAGAAATTAGCCGTGGTCATGCTTTGAAGGAAATTCATATCCCGCTCCTCACGATTGTAATAATGAGCAAGACCGTAATCCATCTTCTTGTCCTGATCATCCAACCATCTCGTGAAATCGTTATCAAAAACAGCGTTAAAATTACCTCTGGATACACCGGCGTAAATACCATAAAAAGGCTGGATAACGCCGCCTAATCCGTATAGGGCAGTCTTACCTACAAATTTTCCCAAACCTCTCATCCATTTTTCAGTCCTACCTTGACTCCTAGATAAACGTGTGTCATTATCTACACCAGGGATATAAGACTCGTATTTAGGTATCCAAGTACCGCTACTAAGTCGATACCTTGAATCCTCCAACGATATCTCCGGACCAGTAAGATTAAACCTGCCCTTATAGCTTTGATCAGAAGCCATATATCCTAATGGGGACATATGTTTCATATCATCATAATAATTTGTCTTAACAGTATTCTTGATCCTCTCCGACAATGACGGTATCTGGGACTTTGATCTCTCGGAAGCGGAATACGGATCCAATACCGGAGGCAGGTCACGATCCGGTATATCATAGGGATCCGTACCAATAGCCTTTATATTATCTACGTTTATGGTAGGATATCTGTACTTCTCGGCAAGATCCTTTCCGTTAGAGGTATTATTATAGATTTCCATTGTTTCCATTATTTCCACTATTTCCGTTATTCCTGTTTCTTATCTCCTGATCAATCATATCAGCTATGGGCGAGATGAAGCTCTCGAAATCATCAGTAGTAGATCTTCCCTCGCTCCTCCAATACACCTCATTTTCCTTACTAAGTATCTGTTGCCACGCCATAGTCAAATAATACTGAGGACAAAAATCAATCTTTCTGGCTACTTCGTCAGCGTAAGCTACGCCATCCAGGTCTATAGAATACAACGGGGTATCTCCCTTACTGGCTTTCCCCTTACCATATATATCCACATTTATGCCAGAAGATCCATTATTGTACTTATATCCTGAAGCCCTTAACTCGTACATGGAAGCGTTATCAAACAACACGTCAGTAGCGATCATCATCTGATTCTTCCTGATATTACCGTCATTTATATTCGTAAACATATCTATATAAGGCATTGTCATATCTTTGGCCCCGCTGGCGTAAGCGAATGGAGCCACCTGCAATGACTTAGCCATCTTCCCATAAGCGTTATCACTTGAATTAGCGAACGATATAGATACAACACCAGAGTCGTAGCTCTCGGATGGAATATTTACATCCTCTTTATAGAAAGCAAGGTCATTGGCAGCCAGATCAGCCTCGCTTACCTCAATAACGGATCTACCATCACCTCCATTATTGCCAATGATCTGATACTTACCATCACCTATAGGGGATATGGTAAACGTTATCTTCGTATTGGCATTATCCTTATCCTTAGGAATAAAACCACCACCACGGGTAAATAGGTCACTAATCTTTATATAATCATACTCGGCTTTGCTTTTAGACGGATAATCACCGGAAAAGATATACTCACGCTCGGCGTACTCATGACGATATTGCCTTAAATAATCCTCGCCAGCACGCTTTGCGTCATCATTTAACCTACCCAAATCTTCACGGCTCCATTTATGCCTTAATAAATCATTTCTTTCCTTATGCGCTTCGTCATATATAGCGGTAGCGACAGCGATCGCTCTATTATCCCCAGCAAACCTGTCTTTTATTTCCTCGATATGCCTATTCTTGTTAGCCCCAGATACGGCAAGAGACATTATAGATTCAATATCATCAAGCGACAAAGACGTTCCCATAAGATCATTCAAACGATCCATAATAATACTTGACTGACCTGAATCTACCGATACGTATGGAGCTTCTCCTTGAATATTACTATTAACAACGTTTATATTATCATTTAGCAAAGAACTATAAGCAGATAGCTTAGCCCAATCGTCTAATGTTATATCGTTTATGCCATCTATATCAAAAACCTTATCACCATTATTGTTAATATCCCCAAGATTGAATGTACCAAATCCGTAACTAATGTCTATACCTGATCCTTCATACGATCTAGCCTCTTTCTCAATTATAGCATCAACACCATCCAAAACCGTATTCTCAGCCTTATTGAAGCCCTCATTAATCTTACTATACTTATTCCTTTGATTATTTAACCCAAGAAGCTTTATATAACTATCCTTTCCATTATAATCAAGAAGTGTATTCGTAGATCCACCATTAGCCTTAAAATAAGTCATGATAACCTGATCCCTATCCATATCCTTGACCACATTACTATTCTCGGGATCAGATGCCCATGCGTCGATCTTCCTCTTGGCATCGTCTGATAGAGACTTTACAAAATTCTCCATGCCTGTATTCACCGCCTTTTCATTGGCTATAAATCCATTCATGAACTCATCGCTTATATTCACATCTTCAAAATTGACACTCTTCGTAACCACGGTGGGACCGGTCATGTCATCGCCTCCACCATTTCCATTCTCCGATTTACCTGATTTACTAGCTCTTATCAAAGCGGATTTCTCCATGGCTAGATTATGCCTTTTTGTCTCATTGAACTTAGCCCTCTCCATCATCTGCTGATTAGCCTTGAAATAATAATCATCAACACCAAGCGTATCGTATGAGTTATTATAAGACCATCGTAACCCCACGCCACGAAGGAACTGCTGCCTCACCATGAACATGCCGGCCCGCTCCGGACTGTAGTTGCTGCCGATAACGCCCTCAGCCTCCTCCACGAAATCATTTTTCTGCTTGGTGATATCCGCCAGCTCTGACTCCAACCTAGCCTTTTTGACCTTATCATTGCCAACGCCCTTTAGCTTTGCCCGTATAGATTCTTCCTTGGCACTAAAATCATCAATATACCCTTTAAGGAAATCAGAGGTACTCTGGACATTGAATAGGTCAGGATTCGTCCTAGCCATATACCTACCCTCTAGTTGCATCTGAGCTTTTCCGTTCTCTGATATGGAAGCCATGGCTATATCCCTGACTTGAGCATAGCTCATTTCATCTATATACATCTCACGCATCTCCCCCGTCCTGTTACCATTGGCATCAATCACCGGCACATTGACTTTCTTTCCCTTATTAAGGGAGATGAAGTTCTTCATCTTCTCATCAACCTCAGCGTGATAATCCGTATAAGGAGTATAATGTATAGGATTAAGACGTGTTCCTACCTGACCGTCATTCATCCATGCCACGGCATCGGCGAAAGCCTCAGCCTCGTTTATAGGACTATACATCTTAGGATTATTCAATTTCATATCCTCCATCTTCTCACTAAACGACCGGATCTCCCTAGTGCCGGCAATGGCATTCAACACACGGGTATCCAGAGCCTCTCCAAGACGAGTCTGTATACTTCTGGCTATACCATCAGAAGCCAGATTGGATTTACGATACACGTTATTCACGTCCTGTATCGATCCATTTAACCTATTCTGAAGATATTCCCTATCCTGAGGTTTTATAATGTCAGAATTGATAATATAATCAACATACTCGTTTATAGCCTGCCGATTGGTATCTATCTTCTGCTGCATGTATCCCATACCCTGCATCATGACATCCATGTTGTAGGGTGATACGTACTTACCGTAATTCCTTAATATACTGTATTGTGAAGCCATCCTTTATCCTTTCTTGCCTTTAGTTACTTCCTGAGCGGGATATAATATCCTATAACTCAATATATCCCCTTGAGGATCTGCGATCAACTGGTCATTGGGACCAATCTTAACATCCCCAAATATAGATCTTAATGTATTCATGGTCGTAGCCGTGTTCCACTTCTGCTGAATCTCATCATTGACGCTATCGAAATACCTAGCCCAGTTCTCGTCATTTATAGCCAATCCCTGCAATATCCGTTGTTGATAAGCTTGACGTTGGGCTATGTTCTTGTCGTAAGTATTCGCCCATGATTGAGAATTGACATTATCAGCCCAAGTCCTTTGAGCCACATTCCCTTGTTCTACCTCATTTATATACTTACCTATATTGGAACTCATGATAGCCTGTAAATTGGAAGATAAAGCCCCTCTCTGGGAATCCGGGACATTACCCATCTGATCCAATTGTGATTGGAAAGCACGATTAGCCTCAACCATATACTGATCAGCCGATCTCAACACCGGGTCCACGGTAGGAGCGTAATGTCTTTCCAGACCTTCCGTTGTCACGGCTCCCGGAGTCATCCTGAACACCTCAGGAAAGTTAAGACCACCACCTACTATATTCCTGCCTCCATTGCCGCTGTTCGACTTACCGGCACTTGTGTTGGTCTTAGGAAGTGTATTGGGATCAATCAGCTCAGGCATATCCAGTTTAACATCAGGATCCTCCACATCACCTATATCCATAGGACCGGGAGCCACCTTGTGGGGATCGAGTATGAAGTCAAGACCTTCCATGCCTTTCATGGATCTTAACGCCTGCATCTTAAGCATATCCTCCCCAAGGATCTTATTAACAATATCTTTATTCTTGTCAGAAAACAGTTGACTGAAATGAGTGATACCAGCGTCGTTAAGAGCCTTATGCTGTTCCTCTGTAACAACATCCAGACCGATCATAGGACGAGATGAGGAATATTGACCAAACTTATTGTCTCTCATCCTATCATGATATGAGGCTTTCTTATCTTCCGGGTAATTACCTTGGCTATCCTCACCGCCAAAAGAAACGAGCGTCGTGTAATCCCGAAGCGCCTCTGCGTTGGCGATGATCGAGTTCTCAGCCGTAGCCAAGCCCATCCAGCCACTCGTCTGCCCGTAGATAGCGTCCTGTAGCGCCCTAGCCTTAGTATTGCCCGTGGCATTCATATAAGCCTCATAAGCGACAGGATTAAACGTCTTATAATAATCCAGTCTCTCATCAGCGTTAATGCCGCCATAAGAACCGTCCTGACCCTGACGTTGATACCCAAACGTATTATCCTTATTATTGTACTTATTCTCTACAGGACGGGAAGTAAGTAGGTAACCGAATAAAGAACTACCACCTTTCTCCATCTTCTGGCGAATACCAGCCACTTTCTTAAGCAACTCTTTCTTAGCCTCAGCTATATCCTCCTCCGTAAGACCATATTCTTTCATGGATCTGGATATGATGTTATCTATCTCACCACCCTTAGCGAAATACGTATCCTCATCCTTCTTCATCTTCCGGTCTTCCTGCTCCCTGTATATGACATTAGCGAAGTCCGTAAATCTTCCCTCTAAGCCATTAACGGTATCGTTACTATCATTTATAGCCTTAGATAATATGGAAGCGTTTAAACGCCTTGTATTCTCATCATCTATCTTATCGTTTTTCTTCAGCTTCTCCAACGCCTTCTTCTGGTCATCGTAAGCCGATTTAAGACCGATCTTAGCCTTATACCTGTCCATTAACGTAGCATACGTATCCTTAGGCGTGGCTTTGATCCCATACGTATCTCTGATATATTTAGCGAAATCCGGCTCTATGGTTGTGTCGTCGGTAATAACCTTCGTTCCCTGCTCCAAGGAAACGGGGGTTCCACCATCGGCGTGCTTCTGCCCCATAGCCTCCATCGGCGCCTCTCCGGGCTGCGTAACGTACTCACCCTTTTCGACCTCTACGTTGGCTTGATCTTCCATCGACTTAGGTAACGGATACAGGTACTCACCGGTAAGGCTTCCGCTACCGAACCTATTATTAGGCCCCAGATAAACACCCCCACCATCCTTGTACTGCATCTGGGATTGCCTTCTTTGTCTGGCCTCACGCTCCTGAGCCAACCTGATATTGGTACGAGTACCTTTCTCAGACGCTATCCCAGAAACCACGTTACGAGCCAATCCCATGATACCACTAATTCCTGAGGCTATGGTGGTTATCGTATTAGCTGTTTTAGCCCCAGTGGATAAATCTCCATATCCCTCACTTCTCATACGCCCTATACCACGACCCATCTGAGTGAATCTAGACCCTATATCATCAGCGCCATAGTAAGGGATGGTGGTAAAATCAAAAACATCCGTACTACCAGACTTATCAACCTTCTTATTACTGTCAACCAAAGCGCTCAAATCACTTGTATCAATGGTATTAATATCAGGCTGCTGAATATCAAATCCTATCTGGGTAGACGAAACCAAAGGCTCCACTCCAATACCCTGAAGACCAACAACATTACCGGGCATGATAGGGGTGACTTCCCCAGCCTCTTGATATTTAGGTATCTTCCTCTTTATTACATATTTGCCCATATCAAATTAATTTCGTTCTGACACAAAGATAATCTAAAAAAACGGAGACTCACCATTTATATAACGATGAGTCTCTTTAATACTAATATTTTAAAGCCGCAACAGGATTACCCCATTTTTTCTTCCATTCATGCCCAAGATAGTCTATAAGCTTATCATAAGCATCTATAAAGCCTCCATCTATAATGCCGGTAATAACATTCTCTATAGCCACTATATCATTCAACTGATTCTTTGTGGCCATATTTCTTATCCCACTCTCATGTTTATTAAACACTATAAAATTAATAGCTTTAGCAACTCTTGATATCCTATCAGACAACTGACTCTTATCATTAACCAATCTAGCTACAGATGAACTCATTTTAATATAAGCTTCTCCAGCGGCATTCCTGTCCTCTATAAATCCATCATGTAGCCATATTATCACCTTGGCATATATTTCTGGATCCAACTCCAATGCTACCATAACAAAAAAATACGGATTGACATACCATTTCTGCCCTTCTCCCTTCCCTCTTCGGTAAGCCATGCCGTATTTTTTAAGATCAGTTATCTTATTGATTTCCAATACATAATTTTGTACTGTAAGATTCCCTACAGTACATATATTGCTTATACTCAATTCCTTAACAAGAGCCTTCATTTTTTCCTGAAAACCATTTGTGGAGAACAAATGATCAAGTCTCCTCGACTCTAATCCCATGGATTTGCGTTTTTCATTTAAAGCCTCCATAACCTCCGTTATACACACAAACCCATCCTTGGACATAACAGAGATATTTCTACCCAACAATTCTCGACTTTCTGACTGCAAAATCAAATTACTTTTCATACTTTTATCATGCTTTTAAATTAATAAGTGCGCCTACCCGCTCGTGATGAGTAGATAGGCGCACAAATATAAATAATAAATACACAATTACAAACTATAAAACAATGAAATTCAATTTATAACATATTGTAATTATTGAACAGTACTAAATTCTTTTTACGAACAACGAACCTATTGCTTTTACTAGGTCATAGAAGCCAGCGGAACTGAACCCAACAGCCACCCCATAAAGCAGAGCTTCCCACCATTCGCTACCTACCAACAATGGGGATACCTGAAGAAACCACGCCAAGATACATGTCAACATCCCAATAACAATAGCCGATAGGATCTTAGCCCACTTATGAGCGTCAATATACGGCACTACCTTGGCTAGTTGAGTAGCTGACATCGTGACAAAAGCCATAATACCAGTAAAGGTGGTTAGATCAATTGTGATAGTCCCTTCTGATGGGATTACCTCCTGCGCCATCAAAGCGAATGGCGTCAATAACATAGTAAATAAAAACAACAACCTTTTCATACTAAAATATTTTTAAAAACAGACAAATATAACGAATTAGTCCAATATATCATTAGCTAACCCTCCTAAAGTCACGACAGGATTAGCTATATCAAGAATATCATCCAATCTATTTCCGATCCTACCCATCACGTTCGTATTTCTTAATATATCCATACCACCTATCAATTCAGCGGCCGCACCCGCCACCCCTAGTATATTCCAAAAATTATCATCATCCGGGCTTAGTGCTATCTGAGAAGAATCAACACCTATTCCTGATACACCAGATATTTTTTGGACAGAATTACTATGGGCTATATTATTCAATAACGGATACAATCTAGCGCCTGATCTCTCTATTAACCTCAAGAATCCAGGAGATGCTGTGGCTATATCACCTATTGTAAGTAAAGTATCAGCCATAAGCTTATAGGGATAAAACCTCTCCTTCCTTTTTATCTCACCCTCTTCTGACCCCTTTTTAACAGATTCTCCAAACGTGTCGTACATGGCTGTATCAAAAAGACTATTCAAGAGATCAACATCCTTGTTTCCGCCTCCTCTTATATTATCACTCAATTTAAATATAGGAAGATTATTCATCCTCCTGAACTGATCCTCATCTATAAGACCCTATTGAAAAGCAGATCTTGACGCATTTAGAATCTTATGCCTTTCCTTGCTTAATGCTCTTATCGCCTCTTGCTTGTCCACGATGCGTTTTCGTTGATCCTTATCATAAAACCATTTATCATCCCCAACAGGACCTCCTTCGAATTTTATTGACGACATTCCTTTTATATTCAGCATCAACCCCGGTATCATATTAAGCACCAACTGCCTTTTCGCCTGTTCCTTACGCATACGCTCAGCCTCCGCTATCTGCGCCTCTGATTGAGGATCATTCTTAATATTATTAGCGATGTCCTCTATAGCTTTCTTGTTAGCGCCGGATTGAGCTAGCATCTTATATAACAGGTCTTGGCCTTCCTTCTCCCACCAGCTATCCATGGGAGGGCGGGAAGCCAAAGAAGGATCGGCAGGGGCTACCGTCTCAGGTACGGACTGCTGACCTCCGTCTCCCGTGCCCGAATCCCGCTGCCCGAACTCGTATCTCATTGGCTCGTTCTCCGGGACACCATACCTATTAGCGAACATATCAGCGAACTCAAATCTCTTTTCATTTCTTAAGGTCGATCCAAGAGGCCTACCGTATCCTTGATTCCATGCTACGGTAGCGTCCTTGTAGTTGACGGCGTTATCGAAATCGGATTTAGAATACATATAGTAATTATATACATTACCTTGAGCGTCCTTGTCAAAAAACTTTCCTTGATTGATGTAATTCCAACCTAACCCCGGGACCTTGCCTTGATACTCATCCACGAGATAATCCAACTGCTGTGTCAATGTCGGTTTCTTCCCATACCTGCGCTGTAGCTCCTTCTTCCTCGGTCCAAGCCATTGTTGGATGCCAAAATCACCGGCGGCTCCTAGGGCTTCGGTGTCCCCTCCGGACTCGGCGGCGATATTCGACAGGATACCGATAGCTTGCGTTTGTGGTATTCCCTTCTTATCGGTCAGATAATCCCATATCTCATCATACACAGCCATCTTATTATCCTCTGATCTATCAGGATCAATTACATATTTACCATCTCCATAAGCCCTACCTGTGCTTACAGACCCGCCCTTATCTTTCTTCTCCTTATCATCATCCATCAACATCTTACCAACTATAGCCGCCGGCAAAATAGCAGGAACGTTTTTAATGGCTTTTTTTATTTTATCCGATGATTCTTTCAATACCTCTCCAGTAGCTCCAAGCATGTTATTAGAATAATCACCAGCATAATTGCTACCTATACCACTCACAAGGTTGTACACATCAATCTCATCCATGCTATCGATATACTTATCAAGGTCATCAACAGATGGAGTCCTTCCATATGTATTATAAAATTTATTCCACAAGCGAAATCTAGCTTGAGTATTAAAAGCTATTTTCTCTGATATCTCATCACTTGATGAGTTTGGTTTAGCCCTATAAGCGTCTTTTAATAATGACTTATCATTTTCGGATAAATAAATCTTATTATAATTATTACTTGAATCATATTTATGTCTAAACTCATGAGATAGGTTAGATAAACTCTCATCACTCCTAGTAACAACCTTATTGTATTTACTAGTATAAAACCCTTTAGCATTACTATTATCCAAAGCGGAGGATACCTCATATCTAAAATCATCAAAATCAGAATCCGCTGATACCCTTAGATTGTAAGCTTCTTCCAACCGTTTCCCATTATCATCAAGCATAGAATCTATCTTATCCTTAATATGCTTGTTAGACACATCATTTATATTTTGGAGATCAACACCATTATCAATCATCAAATCCACAGCCGCCTTATAAGAATCAGGAAGATCATTATAATTCCTTGAAATTCTCTCATGGACATCCTTGTTAAAAAAATCCCTAACCAAAGGTTCATCATGAACATATTTATCTACAAGATCATTATCTACAAGAAAATCATACAATTTACGTTTATCTTCTGGCAGAGGAATCTTCTTTACTTTATTAGCGAAAGAAAAAAATTCACCTAATACCGGGAATAGCCCTAAAGCTGATAATGTCATTCCTAAACCATCCCCAGTCTTCGATGACTCCACAAAATCTCTCACATCCATAACATCCCCAATAATAGGGATACCTCCAGCTATAATCTCGGTAATGTCAACTCCATCGTTTATCTTCTTGCCATATTCAGTATTAAGATTTATGCCACTAGATCCAACGGAGGTGTTATCCCTTGAAGCCACATATCCACCCCCTTGTTTCTTATCCATCTTCTCTCCCCATAGCCCATATTTCTCCATGGGCCATATGCCGTCTATGGCATCCACATAACCAACGGGGTGCTCCCCGTCCAGACGCCGGTCCCGTCGCTCGTCCGCTGGGTACAGGGCGTTGGCCAACGGCTGCGTGATATGACCCAACCCCTTATCCTTGGAACTCGACATAGCATCCACCACAGTCCGATATACAGGTCTTAATTTCTCAGGTAAATATAGCCCCGCCTCATCAACCAGCTCACCTATCTTCTTATTTATACCCCTGATACTAAAATTATAATTACCCATGCCGTTATTCAACGGGGACAACGTACTTCTTATCCCATTCATGCCCTTGACGGCGGCTCCTCCGCTAAGGATATCAAACTCCGGGGATACGTTCCTTAAAGGACTATCATCCATACCCCTGAAATACATGGGACGCTCACCTCTTACGACACGATCAAGATCCTCCTTATATAAATCCCTTATCCACGATGGGATTTCCTCCGGTTTATTCTTCTTAGACATATATTACGTTTTTCACAAAGATAACCATAATATCACAAGCCTAAAAACACGAAACGGGTACATAATAAATCATGTACCCGTTTATACGCTAATGCATGTGATAAGCAGCCAAGGCTCCTTTAGCTTTCTCCTTAGACTTGTACTTAGCCGGCCATAATTTACCGGTCTTGTTACTGACCACTCGCCAATCACTCCCTACTTTCTTGATACATCCTGATTTCGGGCATTTGCCCTTCTTTTTACTGCTAGTTTTCCCTGCTGCCATAACATCAAATATTTAAAGGTATATAATCACCTCAATAAACTTTCTCATCGTTGCTAAACCAACGTACTATCATCTTGAACCGGCTCTCAATGTCATTCACGAACCTTGCCAAGAACCAATCGCCACGAAGACGATCACGCCACCTCCGATGATAATCGACAGCCCTGGGGTCGATCTTCCGGTCAATGTCATTCACATCCTTAACCCATATCGGAAGATTGTTCGTATCGTCTTTGACCTCGTTAAAATAGTCATTTATATTTATCTTCTGATCAACCTCCGTCACCAGTATCTCACGGCTATCGTCATTGGTTACAGGATACCTTAACCGCTGGCTCATATCGTTCTTGTCGGCGATAACCATCCGAAGCTCACCGCTGTTGTTGGTATCATTATAAAACCATGCCTTATTAAATCCAGTAGTCCTAAGAATTTGGTAATTAACCTCATCCTGATATCTTCTGGCATCCATCCGATATTGGTAGTTGGTGAGGATCTTATTCACGTACTGCTCACGTACCGGAACCTCTATAACAAACGGATATAGCTTACCATAAAATACTTGATACGATTGGTTGGTCAAACCATGAGACCATAAACCTATCTCCTGACTTTCACTTGAGTAGTTCTTTCCGGACTGGAAATAATGCTGGTGCTCGATATAATAATCAGGGGTGTAGGATAAATATGATTTCCACTCACCCTTCAGGCAGTTATACCCAACGGTGAACGAGACGTCCGTGAAATGGCTGGTGTCCTGCAACTCCACCGCCTGTCCGTTCCTGTAGAACCGGCCGCCACGGAATTGGTACTCGCTCGGATTCCCTACCGGTATATAATCTTTCTTGGTTATCAGAACCCTCTTAAACCTATTATCCCAACCCATGGACAACCCTATACCAAAAAACTTGTTATCAATATCATAATAAGACAACTCAGCGTCCGTATCAGCGTTATATATCCGGCTACGGATGATCTTCATCTGAAGATGCTCCTTAAACCAGTTTCTAAGCCCCGGTGTGACCTCCGTAAGATTCCTACCATTAGAATCTACCTTAAACACCTGACCACGCCTTAAATCGACCCAAAAATGCCCAAACTCGCAACTGATCATATCCCGACTCTGGGTCCCGGAATATCCTAACGTCGTATTATTATACTCAATGCCACGAGAGGCGAAAAGCCCACCTGTCCCTAGCTCGCTATTCTCCGGGGATATTCTTTCTGCCAGCACGTCTATAGCGTTATATAGTCCTACCTGATTCTCGAAGCGAGCTAGTATTTGATCCGACTCTATTCCCTTCATGCTTATAAGCTTTCCGAACGAGGTCTTGAACTCATGGTAATCCATAGGCTTGTACGACAGCCAAGGATCGGTCATGCCGTTCTCCGACACGTCGGCGGTGCTCCATATGACGCCGTTGGGTCTTTGGTAAGCGCAGTCCCAAAAATTGCTATCATACGTCTCTGGTAATGACCTGCCACCTAACGTAAATCGATTCTTATACACAGGACTCATCTTAAACACATTACTCCTTGATATAGGGACATTACGCTCCTGAGTCCATGATATATAATCCCCCACCTCCGGATAGAACCCCTCGTAAGGCTCAGGGCCGGCTATACGGAAATTGCAATTGATCTCAGACTCCACAAGAAACTGAGGTATGCCATAGAAATATAGGAAGAAACGACCGCTAAGATACATATCTCCGGTCTTGCAAACCATCTCATAAGCGCTCTTCCGGCTAGGGAAAGAGTATAGCGATCCGGTATCCGTATCGGTCTTGTTAAGATAATCCTCCCCGGTATCGTAATTAACGAAATAACGGGGATACCCGATGTTCCGATAATCATAATAAGGGAATGGTATCATGTCCCCCTGACCGAACTGAGTCAAATAAAACATAGGCATCTTCCTCTTAAGCGAGAATCTTGATATAAATACATCACCTCCAAAAACAGGTTTACGCTTATCCTTATCCATCAACCCGCAACCACCTAACGATACCCACCTGATATCCTCTATCTGCCCGTATTGAGCCGGAGAATATTTCTTTATCCTCATATAGGGGCAGGACACGAAAGATTCACGTGTCATAAAATGAGGCGTCATACCAGCCACCTCATCGTTACGAATATTACACTCATCCTGAATACGGCTGGTATCGTAACTTGAAACCAACTCCGGATATTCAAGCATATACTTATCCATACCAAATGACATGAACAATGAATGCTCACGATCGAGGTTGTTTATGATAATAGGCTTACCGCCTACGGTCTCCCCTTGCGAAGAGATATCTGTTACCGGATATAACCCGCTCTTGATATATTTAGCCGTTGACAATCCACGTAACTCTGACTCCCCTATTTTTTGGTAAAATAAATTATAATGAGCGACAGAAGTATAGTAATAAGCATAGTTCCGTCTAGGTCCCCTATCTATCAATGCCGTTAACCACTGATACCTATACTTGCCTATATCCACCACGGACTGGGCTGTGGCCTTGGCGATACCTGTAGCCAGACGGATAGCCGTCAGCGCTATGCCGACAGGGTTGGCTAAAAAGAACACACCTCCACCGACATATTGCTGTGAAGCCGACTGATATGTATACTCAGCTATAGCGGATATTAAATTAGCCATAGCCTCCACCGTAGCCAATGATGTTGCCATACTGTAAGCCTTACTCCCTAATATCGTCCATTTAGGGTGATCCTCCACCTCCCTGAATATACCTGAGGATTTACCTAATTGATAACCATCAACAAGGCACTCGGTGGGAGCGTCAGGCTTGTTAAAGGCAATATCAGGACTTAAGAATGAATACCAGATATTACCCTTCCTGTTAAACGGATGCGTTATAAATTTCTCACGATTAATATCCTTATAGATATACATATCATCAGACAAATCGTTGTAAGGGTAATTAGGATAAAGGTTAGCCGATCCGTCGGGATCATCGTACTTAAACATATCATAAGCCAGACCGGTTCCGATAACGCTCTTATCCAACGTCCTATCGCCTCTATACAACTCATATCCTATTATAGAATCTCTTCTAGCCTTATCTATAAGACCGTTCTCTACCGCTATATCCAGAAACTCATTAACGATATCGTCATCAAGCATCACCCCCATAGGATAAATATAGGAGTCAACTCCATATTGACCGGTCAGTTGAGACGGATTACCCATAAAAGGAGCGACAGAGTTATCCGGGAACTTGTAATGACGTATAGGTCTCTGACAAAACGTGGTTGACGTATTGGGGTACTCAGCGTTACCCCCATTACCGGTGAAATAAGACTTACCCCCAACTGATTTAGGAGACCCATAGTATTTCATCAAAGAATCTATTATGTCCTTCCTCTTTGATCCTCCCGATGATATCCCGATCTTACTTGAATCATACAACTCAAAATTAGCCGGATACTTATTGGTAGACTCCCAATATCCGAAATCACCATACTGATATGGTCTGGGAGCGCAGTCAGCGGGTTTATCCCCACATGAGATACATTTCGCCTCATAGGTAACGAATCTCCTTAATTTCAATTCTTTTGTGAAGAAGAATACGTATTTCACCTCTAGTGGCCGAATGCCAAAACAGAACGGGGCGGGGAAGATGGCGGTGCCGGCCGTATAGAATCCGGCAAGCTCCTTCATGTCCTGCCTCATGGCGAAACCGGTGAAGAACACGCATACCGCAGGCTCGATGCAAACATATATCTTATGGAAAGTAGTCTTGTCATCATTCCAGAACAAGTACTTTGGCATCATAAATATCTTATGATCCACGTAATTCACTATAACACCTTTCTTGGCATCATTAGCCAAAGGATTAGGAGCCACGGTACCTTCCTTGTCCGAGAAAAACGTTATACGAACCTTATTGTATGATGATGAGTCGCCGATCGGATAATTATAGTTACCCATCATCTCTATATACATAATACCGTTATCAGGATCGGATAAACCACTTATGTATTCCTCGTAATCCAACTCCACCCATCTGGCGTATGAGGATACATGTGGATAGAACTTGAAATAAGTCAAGTTGCTTCTACCGAACCAATTGGTCTTGGCGTCAATATCATTTTGCACAGACACACGACCTTCCCAGTCAGTAGTTATACCGGTATTAAACTTAGAATTATCACCATCGCCAAAAAGACACATGGCGTTCTCGATACCAAACTGACTCTCATATTGGGGAAAATAAGCCTCCATCGTATCCATTAACTGATCAAGCATCGTCTCCGTATGCTTCTTTCCTTTCCATCCGGGATATTGATACAAATATGTGCACTTACCCAATGACCTACCCCCTTGGAATGTAGGAAGTTGAACATCGTTAATAGTAGGATTCACGTGAGGATCACCTACCGAACACCCATTAGTACATATACCCTCATCATATAACTGCCGAACATTAGACATATCCTGACACAAGACCAAGGCGGAGGAGTCTATATCAGACGGGAATTTATCCTCATCCTGACCATCCAACCATTCCTGAACCAGATCTATGATATTCTTACCTCCACTGGAATAATTATCGAAATCACACAATACAGAGAATTTCCTTTGTGACTCGGCGTTACTTTGTATTAAGGTGGTAGGCTCGGTCTCCGTATAATCACTAGCCAGCTTATATGTAAAATCAATCCTAGAATCCACCAAAGAGTTTTTATCCAATATAGTCCTGGTCTCTATCCTCTCGATATCATCACATCCACTAGGGAAATCGGGAGCCTTTATACCGTCTTGATCCTCCGGCAATGATATAGCAGCGCATAACTCGTCAGTAATACCTACATTAGATTCTATGATATCACACAGGTTCTCTATATTATCAGCGATATAATCAATAGCATCATCTACCGTAACATCTTCCCCCATCGTATTGATAACGAATTGGGTCTCTCCTACCGTGGCATATTCCTGCTCTACATATCTGAGTTGCTTGACATCTAGCTGATTCTTGCATTCTCCTCCAAAATCATCAAATCCCCAAGACGGGTCGTTTATGATCTTTGCCGTATTCTTAAACTGCCAAAGATGACGGCGGCTGTTCCCCGCGCACTGCGGGTTGTTCTCCAGCACCGACGCAGCCGACAGGTCGTCAGAGTTACCGTCCTCATCAACGATAACCTCCATCTCCTCCCTTGTGGCCGGACGAGGGATAAGCGGGAATCTAGCCGTCCTGTATCCTGTATTGGTAAAGAATCTTATACCCAACGGATATACCTCGTCACGCATGAAAGAGGCGTATTTAGAGCAAGCCACACCGTCTTTATACAAATTCTCCGTGGCTATAGATGTCTGCCATTTAACGAAATGACCCAAGAAGTTAACGACCGGTTGAAGATTCCATTCGTTCTCCACGATCAAGCCGTATTGAAGAAGACGATTCCCGACAGACGTCATGCCTCTGGCTGTCTTATATACCGGTATTTCCTTGGATAACTTCTCCATGGTCGTACGCTCGCTATATTGATCCGTAAGATAATAGATAGTCCTTTCCGTTATCGGATGTATACCTTCTATGAAATACTCAAGAACCGGGCTTTGCTCACCATTAAACCCAACCGTGTTCTGTATAACACCTATCTTATAATGAGATACCTGCTTATCTATATTGGACACGGTAAGGCGGATACCCATGTTGGTTGACTTACCCCATAAACCATCGCGGATAACCATATCTTGACGATCGAATAACATGATTGGGTTGGTCAATGAGCAATATCCAGTCTTCTCAATCCCGAACTCATCGCACAACGCCACGCAGAACTGGTAGGTCCCGGCACGCAGGCTCCCCCCGAACTCCACGACCTCAGGCTCCACGCACGGGGCCGTCAGCAACGGGAACACCAGCAGCTTCTCGCAGGCCAGCCTACACCTCTCTATTGGCTTGTCATCCCCACATGTCTTATACCCATGGTAATGATACCAAAAGTCACCATCATCATCCGGGTTAAGGGCCTTATCGACCATAACATATCGCTGGGGATTATATCCATCGGTCCAGTATATCACCTTCCCGCATTTCTCGTCCTTGATCTCTATATCGAAGATCGGATGATGAATGGAGAAATTAAGACAAGGGTCATCAACCCAGTCCTCTATCAGGACCTCCATCAAATCACATATCTCATCAAAACGACCATCCGACTCCTCAAGCCTCTCGCCAAGGATACGATGGATGTCCTTTCCCGATCCAGCCAATTGATCCTCCACGGTCTTGATATAATCCAATGACCGCATGAACGTGATCTTAGACGTATTATCATCCGGATTAGATAGAAAGAAATAAGTGTTATCACCAGCTATGTCATTCTTATACCCAATAACCTTATAGCCATCAAATCGCTTACATAAAAGGGTACTAGGCTCGTTCTGGATCTTAAGCTGGCTTCCATCGTCACCCTCTATGGTAGCGTTCAAGGCGAAACTATATTCAGACGGGGATAGATCCTGTGGATGCTTATCCCTGTTCATCCCGGAGTCGGGAACCGCTATGTTAGAGTTATTTTGCACGACATTATCTTTTTCGCAAATATAATAAATCCACCAGATAATCACTTATGTGGCGGATTCTAATAAACAGTACGTATTATGCAAAACATTCAAATCGTACAAAAATAAAAAATCCTCCAGACTTTCACAAGTCAGGAGGAGAACTAAATACTTTTAAACGCTCGTGTAAAGTACAAAAACACAACAATTACAAATTTTTACCCATGTAGTTCGATTGCTTATCGGCATCCTCTACAGATATGTAAAAGAAACCGTTAGTCACGTATCTCTCATTGACATCCACAAAATCGGTAGATCCTTTGTCCACTCCTTTCTTCGATCCCTCATCACACACAGCTACCAGACTATTAAAGTCATTGGAATAACCTACGATCACACCGTGTATATCCCGATTTCGAGGATCGAATACGTACCTCATCTTACACCTATCGTAAGCTAACTCTAAAGAGCTTTTGCTTAACCTCTCATCTAATCCAGCACCCGCTACCAAGGCCAAAACGCTCTTTGATATGTCACTCATGGTGGTATCCTTGGTCGGAGCCTTAGGCATAGAAACGCCTTCCATGACAAAATCCAACGCCTTATCTACAAGGCCATCGAAATCATCATCTCTTATATAATCCTTAAGCACCTCCAGTATATATAACCGGACATGGAGTTCGTTATTTACATCATTTAAAGTTATCATGATCCTAGTTTTCGGCAAAGCTAGATTATTCCCACGCAATAAAAGATCAAATATGTCATAAGTGAAGGATTAAAAAAATAAAAAAACTCTCCTATCCTCACGAACAAGAGAGCCGATGTGTTTATATTATGAAGAAAAATCTATTCACCTATTCTTACAATACAGTCACGAGATTCCTTGTTATAGATCATCGTGCCTACCTTAGAATACAAGGTCTTTATATTTTGCCAATTATCCTCACCATGGGCGGATACGTTAGTGGGAGCGTCACCGGTATAAACCTCCTCGCCTCCGATATTGACAAAATCATATCCACGTTTCTCCATAGAACCGCCCTTATATGCCGTGAACCTGATAGTGACATTACCTTTCTCACGACCACCATACCAGTTACCGTATATACTACACCTGATCTCAAGAGGTAATTTATCATAATTATCGCCATCCAACAACGGCCCCATCTGGATCAAGGCGGCCTCATTACCTGATTCCATGTTATCACCACCGTGGATAAGATAATCACCTACCCGCTCCTGCGTGGTCTGGTACTGTTTACTCCAACCAACAAGCTTGCCGTCAACGTCCGGGAGGCCGGTGTTATCGAAACCGGTAGCCGTGTCAAAGTCAATGCCGTCCTCGTCAGCCCAGATATACCTAAGAACAAGGTAATCGAACTCCGGGATGATCACCACCGGGACGGACTCCTGCCTGCACACGAACGTCTTCTCTTCCTTGGTTCCCTCTTTTATAACCTTGTATGTTACCTGACGTATCTCGCCGGTCTCATTAATATCAGCTGTAACCTTAACCTCAGCAGGGCCAGTACCACTTGTCTTATCTAAATGTATCCAATCATTTTTCTTTGCCATATTATCTTTTTTTCTTTTTAAAAAAACGTATATTCGCGTCATAATCGCGGGGTGGAGAAGAGGTATCTCATTAGGCTCATAACCTAAAGATCGAGGGTTCGATTCCCTCCCCCGCAACTAAACCAATTTGATATACTTATCAAAAGCATTGGGCCACATCCGCTCATAAGACAACATCCTTCTCCTATTATCCTCAGCCAGTTCCCGATAATCATTTAACGTGATCATCGACATCTTAAGCTCCTTCATAGCCCTAGCGAACTTACCCGGTTCCTGTTGGGCGTATAGCTTATAAGCGTCACCAGCGCCCTGTACCAAACCGTTCACGGCAGCGTTCTCAAAGATCTTCATCTTGATATACGTCTCAACATAATCCTCAAGGTATCCTAACGCCGTTTCAGGTATATATGGAAGACCGTCATCATCCTTAGGCGTAGCACGATATATGATATAAATAAACCCGTCAAACCCGGTATACATAATATTGCCGGATATAGTTATATCATAATTATCCCAATCGTACTTATCCCGATACTTGTCAGCGGCGCAATCACGCCTCAACCCACGACCTATCGATAATCTTACAGGATGATGGTAATGGAAGCGAACCTCATGAGACCCGATATATATCTTCTCCGTGATCGTCTTCTCAAACTCCTCCTTACAGCACTCGGTGCAGGAGTTCCAACGGAAACCGCGCTCGGTGCGCTCGACCCAGCCGATCTCGTGTTGGAGGTCAGCCTTAGCCTTGTCGCCGCCCGGTATCTCGCAAACCAGAGGCTCACATCTATAAGCGTCAAGCATGTCGAAAAAATCGGAAGGCAATACCGCCTGTTTATTACTGGTCTTGACAACCGCCTCTGACATGACCGCTATAACACCCCCGAACCTTTTCAAGGCGATCTCAGCCCACCTATAAACAGACGAGGTATCTATAGCCCCGCTATCATCGTATTTATGTAAATCGGCCTTGATCTCGGCCAATAGCCCTTTTATAGTCATATTTAAGTCTTTTGCACAAAGATATGTATTTGAATCCGTGATACAAAAAAAAATCCAGTCTACCCTCACGGGCTAACTGGATCACAAAAACTTCTACAGCTTATAAACCCATTTAACTCCAAATACCTTACTCTCCGACTCAACCTCCCGGTACAAGAACTTATACCTCCTACCTGATTCCATAGCCAATCTACACTCCTTATTCAACGCCGGAGAAACATAGAGATGGAAATACTTGTTCCGAGGCATAAAATCAATACATGTATGGACATAAGAATATCCACCAGTTCCACGTCTGTTAATAGTACCGGTAAGCTTATTTAGATATATCTTACGATTAGGATTGATCTTATGGCACAGATAACCGATGTTGTTTATATAAACCCCACCCTCATTATCCAGATACTTATCACGTATGACCTTCCATATCAAGGACTGACATTCGAGAATATCATTCTTGTCCACGATCGTATGTTTCCTTCTCTTGCCGTTCTTAGACATAATAGATCTATAAAACCGAAGAAAGTACTGATCAAGTATTTTAAATGACTTTGTTTTCATGTCGCAAATATAATAATTTCATCCTTATTCAAGAAATATTTGATAAGTTTTGGTGTGAGTGTAATGGTGATAAGGCCGCTCTTACCGCCGCCGCACAGGCTTCAGCTAACGCACTCGCGCAGGAAAAAGCCAACGCTATGGAATGCGATTGCCCAGAGCCAACAAAGACGTGGAGTGCTAATGTGGGTACAGCCACAAAGAACTGTTCATCATCCAGTCAATTAATAAATACTGTACCATATACATTGTCGTATACCAATCCATGTGGATCGTCAAAATCCGTAACAGTGGAGGTAGGAGGAAGACCTAACGATATAGTAGGTGATGTATCGGCTAGCAGAACCGTGACTGTTCCATCTGGAAGCGGAAGCATTTCAGGAAGTCTTTCATTGCCACAAGATTGTTTATGTAGTTCGGCTTATGCTACTGGTCATGGTAGTGGTAATTGTTGATAAGATGGGATATATAACAAAAAGAGAGGCTAATTAACCTCTCTTTTTGTATATACATCGCTAACATTGCCCGCCAGTAGTGCAAGCCGCATGCGCCGTTCCCGGCTTTATGCCTGCTTGAAAACACATTCTACCACCAGTAGATCCATTACCTGTACCAATTGTAACTGTAGTGCTGGTAGTCATTTCCATACCTGCGGAGGTGTTCGCCTCGGCTCCTCCTGTTACTGTTATGGTTTTACTAGAATTACATGGGTTACTATACTCTACGGTAAAGTCAATGCAACTTCCACTTTCACTATAATCCACTACGTTAGCACTCCACGTCTTTGTTGGCTCTGGGCAATCGCACTCCATTGTATTGATGAAGCCTATATCTAGACGGTAAACATATCAAATGAATCTAAGATCTCTTTTCTTGGTATGATTCAATATCCTACTAATATGTCTGGTGCTTAATCCTGTTCTTTCCTTTATCTTATCATAGATATAACCTTTGGATACGTAAGCTGACATATCTCCTAGATCTTTTATAATCTTATCATACATATCATGCACCTCATTATATCTTATGATAGAGCTGTCTCTCATCCCTCTTTCGCCTATACCGTCAACTATGGCGTCATTGAAACCGAAGAAATTGATTATTGATCTTATTAAATTCATATTTATTGAATTTTTTGTGTTTTCTTATTAATATCCATATCTGGGTTCTCATCCGTAGGGATCTGCAATTTGGTTATCGTCTCTCTTAACGTCTCTGAGACAATATATTCTAGGAGCTTATCAGGACATACGAAATCATAATCCCATTGAGATGTACATGGCTCATCTTTTTCCGCTCCACATCCCCCTAGCTCTAACGCCGCTTTTCTGTCGAGGGTTATAAGATCAACATTTATAGCCTCTATGTTAATATCTGGTATATAGATATATCCATCATTGACGTAATAATAGTATTGATCTATATTACCATATTTACGTTCCTTATTATTAGCGTATTTTCTTAACGATATAGGAGTGAATATGATATCATCCATGATGTTCGATACCTTTATAATAGCCGGTCCTATACGGGTGTATATCATATCGGGCAATCTTTTCTTGGATCTCATAAGTATCCTGCATAGTTTAAACTCATCAAAACAACAATCAATTTTCCGAACCCTCTCCATCTCCATGCAATTGATATGAGTATACAGTGATTCCTCGCCGAACAAGGTTCCATCAGCATACTTCTGGGCTATATATGATCTTGCCTTTTGTCTTCCTATGGATAATATCCATCTCCTACTGACATGAGCGTCCTTATTGATGGAGTTCATATCATTTATGATTCTAGATACAAATTCTGAATTTTTCATATGCTAAATACTGAGGAGGGGATATACCCCTCCGGTTGTTACTTCTTTTTCTTAACCTTGCCTCCACATTTCAATTGAGGTTTCTTTTTCTCGGAGACCTTGCCTCCATTAGCCATTTTCTTTTTCTTACTGCAAGCCATAACACTATATTTTAATATTACTGTTACAATATTAGCTATTTAAATTGATAATAAAATAAATAATACTAATGAAGCTCCAATTTACCGCCGCCGCACAGGCTTCAGCTAACGCACTCGCGCAGGAAAAAGCCAACGCTATGGAATGCGATTGCCCAGAGCCGGAATGTACTAGAAGGGTTTCAGCTTACATAACAGAGACATACACGTCTCCACCAGGAGTCAAGTACGAGGTTCAGGATAGCAGCAGTAATTGTAGCGGAAGTGAATGTAACTCAAAACAAGCTACTGTCACATTTAGTTGCTCTAACGGGGATTACCATACCCAGAGAGTTAACTTAACTTGTAATGGTAGTTTTAGCTCTACCGAGTTTTTCTCCGCCGATTGTCCACCTGGATCTATAACAATATCAGCTTCTTATTAAAGAGGCATAATAAAAAAAAGGAGAGGTTAATTAGCCTCTCCTTTTTATTATATATCAGACTCTTAACATTGACCACCAGCTCTTCCGCTTATATTGATAGAATTACATGGATATCCACGATTAAAAGATATAGTAGCCTTTTTAGTGCCTGATCCAGTAGGTATAGTTACTGTCGTACTCCCGATAGTAGTCCCTGAGCTTGAGGCTGTTACCGTCAAACTCTTCTGCGTAGTACATTCATTACTATACGTAATCTCGACCTCTACTCTTAGCGCTGAAGTGCCAGAAGGAGCGCCATTGCAAGGATTACCATCGACATAAGCATTGGCTGACCAGTTTTTAGTTGGCGGGCAATCGCATCTATCGACCTGCGCCAAGCCATTAGCGTAAGAGATACCATCGGATTGGAGGTTATTGTCGGCTATCCTGTTTGCCTCATCCTTGGTACAGGCCTCATATTTACCAGCGATTTGCTTATAACTGATAGTCTTAGGAGTACAATTGCCAGGACAGTTCGTAGCCTTGACACTTCCCCATCGGTCATCATTGCCAACCTTAGAAGGACATATCTTAGCATCAACTAAATTTTGTAATGCATTCTTGTACTCTTTATACTTGTTATAAGCTTGTTCACTAGCCAGATTCGATGAAGAAGCACAAAATTCACCAGCGCTAACCACCTTAATAGGGCTATCAGGAACACATACATCACCGCATTCGCCCGAACATCCCTTACATACCTCATTGGTATAGACAGTGTAGTCATGTGGATTACAGCAATGTTTACCACCATTCTGCCAATATCCTGTAGGATCGCACTCGCTAGAATAATGCTCCTCGCTATTACCATTATTACACCTACTATCATCCATATGGTATGTATTATCACATCCGCATCCACAAGATCTGGAATCATACTCAACCACCTCGTCTTGATCAGAAGCAGAGGAACAAGGATTGGTTTGACTCCTTTTCTTACGATAGGTACACCCGTCGCAATAATAACTCCAATTACCATAAGTAGGAGTATCATCATCGTCGGCGCAATCACCATTCTTATTGGCGTAAGCCTGAGCTGCGGTCTTAGTCGCCGTATCATTCTTGAAAGCATCCTGAACCTTGCTGTCGGCATCCGCCTGAGATACGGTAGATGTCAACGCTGACAATCCTAAGGCACTATAAGGAACGGATAGAGCGACACCATGTTTACATGTACCACAATTATCCTTATAGAACGTAGCGCTTCCAGTACCGGTCCACACACAAGTGCCATGCTGGTTAGCGTAATCCTGTCCTCTCTGGTCTAGGATCTGCTCTGCCTTGCTCCTGGCATCAGCCAAAGAAACCTTGCTGGTGATAGGCGTGCCGCCGTTGGCTTGCGTAGAGGTCACCGTTATTCTCTGACCAACCCCGCTTCCGGCGCAATTGTTCTTATAGAAGTCACGGCTTGCCACGTAAGTCCAAGTACATCCACCGTTCTTATTGGCGTAGTTCTGTCCATCGGCTCCACGAACAGCATTCTCGGCCTTCTTATTAGCGTCAGCCAAAGATATGTTGGAGGTATACGGATGTCCCGGCAGCCTGTCGCTACTTACGGATACCATGTCGCCTACGCCGCCATCAGCGCAATTGTTCTTCTGAACCTGACCGGTATAGCTTCCTGTCCACGTACAAGTACCTTTCGAGTTAGCCACGCTCTGTCCCTGAGCCGTAACAGCCGCCAATGCTTTGGCGTTAGCGTCAGCTTGGGATACACATGACTTAAACTTACCATCAGAGCTAGGACTTGGATCCGTAACATCATTCTGAGTTACGGTAACAGAGCTTCCAACTCCACCATCCGCACATTGACGGGTAAAGGCCTTGGATGCCGTACCAAACCAGAAACAGGTATTGCTACCACCGGCTATATACCGCTCTTGATTATCAGGATCAGTATAACAGGTATTGGTGTTACGTTGATGTAACTGAGAGATACAGTCCTTACATACAGTCTCTATAGTCTCCCATACCGGTTGCTCGGTCTTCGTATGGCACGTATCATCGTAGTTCTTGTTGACGAACGCCTGACCCATCCTATCAATGTAGGCCTTAGCCAAAGCGTCAGCCTCCTCTTGTGAACGGGTTGAGGTGAAGAACTGACCCATAAGATCTGGGGTTACGGTAATAGGATCAGCATACTGGCAAGTAGGACACTTAGGAGTGAACTCCTTGCTATAATTACCTACATATATCTTCAACTCATCACAAGTACCACGATCGTTGGCTATAGCCTGACCTTGTGCCTTGACAGCGGCCTTAGCAAGCTCATCGGCGGCAAACTGACTCTCATAAGAATAGAACGGACCACCAGTGACATCAGCCTCCGTAACGTTAACAGATGAAGGTATCAATCCGGATGGACAATCATTCTTCTCGAACACCTCACTATAATGACCGGTGTACTTAGGAGCCTCATGGCAAGTACCACGCTCATCGGCGATCTTCTGACCTTGGTTCATGACAGCGGCCATAGCCACCAAGTTAGCCTCATCCTGCGATACGCAAGACTGGAACGGATGACCATCGGCCATATCCTGTGTCACGGTGAACGGATCTCCTATCTGATTAGCTCCACAATTGCTCTTAGTGAACTCGAAGCTAGCCCTACCGGTATACATAGTAGCGTTAGAGCAAGTACCCTTGGTGTTAGCCAAAGCCTGCCCTTGAGCCTGTACGGCGGTCATGGCCATAGCGTCAGCGGCGGTCTGGGAGTCGTTAGACTGGAATGGGTGTCCTTCTACCATATCTTGGGTGATCGTCACCTTAGATCCGATCTTACACTCACCACAGTTGTTTCTCGTGAACTCCAAGGAAGCACGGCCGGTGTACGTGCAAAGGGCGTGGATATTGGCAAGAGCCTGTCCTTGGGCGTCAACGGCGGCCTTGGCCTTGTTGTTGGCATCCTCCTGTGATACGGTAGACGTGAACGGATAACCGTCAACCATCCTATCATTTACCGTATAAGTACCACCAGTGCCAGCACCACAATTGTTACGGGTAAACGTACGTGTATAAGTACCGGTATATACAGGCACCTTCTCGCACTTACCTTTCACGTTAGCCACATCCTGACCTTGAGCCTCGACGGCGGCCTTAGCCTTATTGTTGGCGTCTTCCTGAGATACGGTAGACCTGAAATCTCCTGTCACCATAGTCTCATCCACGACAACCTTGGTGCCGTATTGGGTCTCATCACAGTTATTACGAGTGAACTCCTTATTATACCTACCGTAGTAGATCGTCTTCTCCTTACACTCACCTTCTAGGTTGGCTTGTTGCTGGGCGTTAGCCTCAAGATCGGCCTTAGCCTTATTGTCAGCATCCTCCTGAGAGATAATAGAGAAGTACTTACCAGCGGCTACAACATAAGTATAAGGTTGACCGATATGGAACTCATCGCAATTGTTTCTAGTGACTGTCTTCTCCATCCTAACGTTATAGTAGACGTTAGTCTGACAGTCGCCACGCTCGTTGGTGATAGCCTGACCTTGCGCCTCCACAGCGTCCTGCGCCAGCTTATTGGCGGCATCCTGCGATACCGTAGAAGTGAACGGATATCCAGAACACATCTTCTCGTCCACAGTGAAGTCAACAGGAGTAGAACCCTCAGGGCAGTTGGTTCTCTGGAATACCTTGGAGTACGATCCGGTAAATACCGGTATCTTCTCACAGTTACCCTTGATATTCGCTATATCCTGACCTTGAGCCTCGACAGCAGCCCTTGCTAGGCTATTAGCGTCTTCTTGAGATACGATGGATCTGAAGTCCCCTGTAACCATCGTCTCGTTAACAACCACATCCGTACCGTATTGTGTGGAGTCGCAGTTGTTACGGGTAAAGGTCTTGCTAAACTTACCATAATAGATATTCTCCTTAGGCTTACACTCACCCTCCAAATTGGCTTGTTGTTGACCGTTCTTCTCAATATCCTCAAGAGCCTTCCTGTCGGCGTCCTCTTGAGAGATAGAAGACACGTACTTACCCTCAGGAACGATGTAAACATATTCCTGACCATCACTGAACTTATCGCAATTGTTACGGATAAAGGTTTTCCTTTGCTCCTCGTTATACCAGATGTCAGTTATACACTCACCATGTTCATTGGCGTATGCCTGACCATTTAGGGCTATATCCTCCATAGCCTTGGCGTCAGCGTCCTCCTGTGAGATAAACGACTTGTACGTCCGTTCCTCAACCACATACAAGACAACCGAACCGTGCTGGTTGGCTAGACAGTCATCCTTGGTGAACGGCTGAACCATCTTGATATTATAATAAACGGGCTTAGCGTCTTGAGCTATCATATACTCCTTAACAACACTGCCATCCTTTGACGTTATACGGAACTTAGCCGTACAGATCTGACCGGTGTAATTGGCCTTGTATACGATGTTAAGCTTATTATCGCCTATCCCATGGCTCTTGTCGTTAATGGCAAAGCAATTACCCTCAACGCAATTCTTATCTACTTCCCTCGCCATATCAATCCTCCTCTATTCTCCATGAAACATCATCTCCGGCCTCTACCCTCACGATTTGGGTATCACCATCCTTATTAAGCGTCAACCTTTGCGGATCCACGTTGAAGGGTGGTTCCGGTTCCGGCTCACTACCATCACCGCAAGTGCAACATACCAGCTCGATATCATACTCGGTATTGGACTTGATATCGATGACAACCTGACCGTTCTCGCTAGTCACGTTATCGAAGTCATGATCAAGTATGATATAAGGTATATCATTAGGCTGTTGATTGATATTAACAACCTTACCGTTCAAGACAAACATCTCATGATGCTGTTCGTTATCCATATTCTTAGGCATAGCTATGACAAAGCTAGCCTCATACAAATCAGTGGCTCCGGGATCCTCAGGATCGGCATACACTATATATCTGCTATCCTCTTCCGGGACTTTCATGGATAAGCCGTTCACGTTCATGGATACTATATAGGACTTGCTCACCGAGCCACCAAGGGTAAGGCAGGAAGCCTTGACCGAGGCGGAGTTGAGCTTGGCGTTGATGGTCGCCGTCCCGCCCTCCATGTCGAACATGACACTGGTAGGATCCACGCTTACCCGCTCTATACCCTTCTGGGTTATAGTAGCGAGCTTCGTAACCTTGCCTTTCTCGACCGCTACGTAAGTCTCCCTAGGCAACCTACCCATCCACCCCGGCTCTACCTTAATAGCCACCTTGTCGGGGCCGGTACCGGAAATCTTGTCGTAGGACACCCATGAGGAGCCTTGCTCGATCTTGGCAAGAATATCTTTTAAATTATTCATATCATTCCGCTTGAGTTATAGTCCATTTATCACTCTTACCTACGATAATCTCCAGAATCTGCTCGCCACCCTCAGGAGGATACTCAAAGTTAGTAGGCTTAATCTCAAACACGCTGGCACCACCACAACCAAGATCGCAGATCATGTCCGGCAACCATCCCTCCTCGAAAAACCGTTCTATAAGCTCCCTGACAGCCTCTGAAAAAGAGTCAAGCTCTAACCTGTCTACGGGAAGAGATCCCTTCTTGAGGGTCTCACCACATACCCAGCCGTCACACTCGGAAGCCAAGACCGTATCGTACACTCTTTTAGCCATAACATGAGGTATTTAAAATATTACTATTCAATGTAGTATATACGATATTAACATCAGTGAACTCATCACCCATGCAATATTTCTTCTTAAACTTAACGGACCTGCCAGAAACGACATATCCGTCATTAGGGACGATAGTACCACAATAGGTAACACTGAGCACATTCAACGGCTCGTATCTTAATCTGACAGCTTGAACGCCCTTGAACGAGTCACGTTGGATGGACGCCGTGGCGCCAGATACGGCAACCAGCTTCCTTACCAGAGACTCGATTACGCTATTCATGCTATCACCGTTCCTGATATCTGCCTCAGGGAACGACTGACCGTCATATACGATCTGGGAACTGTAGATACTACACTCGTCCCCAGGTCTATATTCCGGCTTACATGGATTACAATTACTTCTCATATCAAATCAATTTGTTGATCATTCTTCTTAATTCAAGTATCTCGGCATCCCTATCCCGTATAGCCTTTATCATAGCGTTAAGGGTATCGGACATATCGCAATTAGGGGATAATCCCAATGATTCCACACGTACCTTATCACCGGGATAAATACAATCGGTACTCATGTACGTAGAGCACGGTACTTTCGTGTCGTCTATAGTAGGCCTATATTGTTTTTTGTTGCAACCGTTCATCACCAAACCTCCTCTTCAGTTCCGCTATCCCCGCCGCTACCACCGGCGTTGACAAGCTCGTTTATAATCTTCTTCAAATCCAGAACCTCACGATGGTATAAATCTATCTGCTTATCCCTAGACGCTATAATACGCCTCAATGAGTCTATAACGACAGAAATGTCATTACCTTTCTCTATACCATCCGCCATCAACTCATCGCCTGAGTATAAGACACATTTATCATACAAGGTTATAGGACATCCATAACCAACACAAGGTTCGTCCTGACAATCCCGATCGCAAGGATCACAAGGATCGTTAGGGCATTTGTTAAGAAACCTGTCTATCTTAACGCCATGACAACACTCTTCGGGACGTTCCCGTGAATGATCATGACAACAACCACCTGTATTACACATATTAATAATATTAATGTTTTTAGCAAAGATACTTATTTGGTTTGGAAACAAGACAACATACGTTATTAAACAATATAAGGGACACGTCATTCGCATCCCCTATACCCATAAACCATAACAACAAGATAAGATCAGGACTTCAATTTAAGAACAGGATTACCCCATCTATCTTTCCATTGCCTTCCCAAATCGTTTATAACGCCATTATAGTCTTTTATATATCCAGCCTTAATAGCGTAAGATATATTTCTTTCTATTGATACTATCATATCTAGCTCCTCGAAGGAAGCCCTATTTCTTATCCCTTCCTCATGTACGCCAAAAACAACAAAATTTATACCCTTAGCAATTCTTGATAACGATTCCTTTAAGTTACTTTTGTCGCTTATAAGCGAAGATACGCTGCTGCACATCTCTATATAAGCATCACCAGCTGCATTTCTTACCCCTACGATATTATCAACAAACCACATCACAACATCGGCGCAAACCTCAGGACTCATTTCCATGGCCACCACAAGGAAAAGGTAGGGGTTCATATACCACGTTTGACCATCTCCCTTACCCTTTCGGCATGCCAACCCTATTTTATTTAAATCACTAAGATTCAATGTCTTATTTTGTAAGCCGATTTTTGTCTGCTTACATAAATTCCTATTTTCTAGCCTACTTATTATTTCCCTGCATTTCTCCTGGAAACCATTATACTTAATAATATCATTAAGTTTCTTAGGAGATAAACCTTTTTTAAGCCTATCATCAGACAAGACTTTCATAGCTAAAGTGATGTTAACAAAACCATTATCACTGAGCGCAGGTATAACAACGCCCATCAATCTCCTGTCAGAAGATTTGATTTCAACCCGACTTTTCATAACTTTGAACAATATTTTAAATTAAACATAATACCTATCGGTTCGAGATGAATAGATAGGTATGCAAATATAAAATATATTCAACATATAAGCAAGTGTATTACAGTATATAAACTTATCACCCTTGATATATATACAAAAAAAATGGAGGAGACATGCAATCTCCTCCAAACACTAAATCAACTATTATGGAAAACTAAACGCGCATCATCACCAATAACATTGATCCTCTTGATCAATATTCTCAATCCATTTCTCACACTCAAGATTAAGATCAGCGTACTCCTGCCCCTCTACCATCAAAACCTCACGAGCCTTGGCATTGGCATCCTCAACCGATATCCATGACCTAAACCTGTTGGCTTTGATAGAGTAATATACTTTACCGGACTTATATCCGAACGGACATACCTTTTCAAACCAATCACCGATCTTCGTATTATAGAATACAGGTGAACAACTACCCTCGGCGTTAGCCTTCTCCTGACCTTCTTTCATGAACTTCCTATAGGCTAACGTATCGGCGTCTATCTGGGAGATATCGGATATGACAGCTCCAGCTGGTAATTCATATACAATACCTTCCTTGCCTGATTTGCCAGCCTCGCAATCGTTCTTATAAAATAAGCCACGAAGAGGCTGTGAGGCCCAGTCCTCGCAGCAAGCCCCGACGGAGTTGGCCTCCCCCTGCCCGATCCGCCCAAGCTCCACCCTAGCCTTATCATTGGCATCTTTCTTGGATACGTAAGAGACAAACCTACCTTTCTCTACACATACCTGTTCCTTAGATCCCTTACCGCTTACGCAATTGTTCTTAATAAACTCATCGCATACCTGATCATTATACCATACGGACGGTATTATGTCGGCATATGTGTTGGCGTAGTCCTGACCGTTTGCGTTGATATCATCCTCAGCCTTGCTGTCAGCCTCCTCCTGCGTATCGCCAAAATAGACGTTGGCCGGGACCCGGTAGTCAACAGAGCCGCCCACGTACCCGGCAGGCGGGTTATTTCTGGTGAACGTCCGAACTATTTCTTTATTACCGTATACCATTGTGATTCACTTTGTCACAAAGATAAATATTTTACCGATATGAGACACATAACCGTAAATTCAAATACGCAGTTGCCTGATTATCAATTTTTGGGCAAAAATGGAATTAATTATCCCAGTGATTAAACGACTCCGATCCGGCGAACACCCCATAGTCCCTAAACATACCTCCACATAATATGAAATCACTTTTCTTGCTACCATTTATAGATGACAATATGTATTTATATCCCTTGCCTGTTATGTAAATAGTCCTCGCATATATAACCTTACCAGATTCGGTGCATATATTCTTATCACGATAATGAGCAAACCCTTTCCTTACAGCATTAGCCGTAATCTCCCAATCTCCATTAACCTTAACCCTTTTGACTATTATCTTTATCTTAACAAGAAAATCTCGTAAACATTTATCGCTTATAATTATATCATTCTGCTCAAGCTTCTTGGCTAAATCCCTTACCAGCAAATCCGACTCTCCAGACATGATAAACGACTCTGAAAATTTTATATCCTCTTTCTTCGACTCAAGAACCTTAGCCATCTCCTCGGCTTTGGCCCTCTCCTCTAACGCCAGCTTCTCGGCGGCTACCCTGCCACGATATTCCTTAGCCCAAGCCTCAGCAGCGGCGGGAGGATCATTAAAATCAGGAATCACGCATTTGCCTGTAGTGAGAAGCTCTTTAATTCTATCCAAACACCATAACCTAAAATCAACACTAAGCCACTGAGCGAAATCCAAAGCCAAATCCTCACACATCCATGTGCCAGGACTAACCGTACCCCTGATAATCGTAACAGGCTGAAAATCAGCATTACCATATTTTCTGGTAATGGCATTAATTAACTCATTTACAGAAGATAACGATAAATAATCATTTGGTCTCTTTTTAAACGGCTTCGCCATTTCGGTAGCATTCACATAAGTGATACCGTTCTCTGTTTTGAAAGTTATATCATTACCATTGTAGCTAAATATTGTAGATAATCCGTTTTCGTTGGATTTAAACGCCAAAATCCTACTACTATTATTCATAGAATCATTGGAAATAATTATATTTGCACTCATAATAAATTAACCTATGTCCATTACATCGTGAGATATGATGGACATACAAAAATAGCCAATCGAATCGTCTATGACAAATCAATTGGCTATTTTTTATATCTAACACATAAAGATATTTTACAACTTACAAGAGTATCTATCTAACCTACTTATTTAGAAGACTCCTTACAAATTGTATACTTGATTTACAGTAGCTTAACATCTAGTAATACATCATAAATCAATATCTATACATCTGATTATCACCAATGTCGATTTTTCTCCATTGGCTTATCATCCATTGCAAATCTTATCCTCAATAGCATAAAGAACTTTCGCTACGGTCTTATCGCCACTTACCTTCACGCAAGACTCACCAAGATCCCGGACATCTATAGCCTCCCTAATACGGGTAAGCTCTTCATATATCTCCTCTATCACATCGGAGATCATAACACACTCATCAGAGTCCTTATGCTTTGACCACTCTGGTAGATCACCCTCATAAGGTACGCAAGTGGACGGGGTTATGTGTGAACAGCTATATTTTTTCATGCCAGTAACTTATTAACACGTTCCTTTAACGATCTTATCTCATCCGGGCATAACCCGCAATCATTATCACATAATGACCTTTGCAGACGAATTATCTTACCCCAATAGGATATATCGGGCTTATTCCCGATCCTATACCTATGGTATCTCATATATCTACCCCATTGGCAGGACAGCCATTCGTCTACGACCTTACATAGATCTATCCTATCAAGGTTTGATATGCTTTGAGCGCCCATCCAGAATCTCCTTTCTCATTTCCTGTACCTCCTCGTCAGGCGGGCATCCATATGGCAGGTTCTTGATCCACTCACGGATCTTTTTCTGCATATTAAGATAAGATACGCCAACGCCATCACCCTTGGTACGAACTTGCTTATATATACTAACCACGTCACGCTCCATGGTCTGCAACGGATCTTGCATAACCATACATCCAGCGGTGCTTCTAGAAGCATATTCCCTATCGCTAACAACGGTAGAAGAAGGACGATTCATCATACTTCTCTCAATCCTTTCTCTCTCGGCCCTTAACGCCTTTTCCTTACAAGTATTACAGCCCATAACTATATTTTTTATTCAACAATCCACGCAATTGGTAGCCATCTCAAGAAGCTCGCCTACACGGTCTATGATCTCATGAGCGGCCTTTATATTATCTAACCTCACGTTAGCCTCCGCTACAGCCATAAGCGTCTCCATCTCCTGTATCTTGTCTATAAGATCCTTATCCTTATCCTCGCATAAGATATCAGTCTTAATCCATAGCCGATCAAGACGTCTGCGTATAAGATCCGTCTTAAGATACTTGCGACTGAAGTTGTAAGTAGAAGGGCTACCTATGATCTTGATATCATATATACCATCAGGTAGATCAAGGTACTTGACATTACAATCATCGTAATTAAAGCAATTGAGGCCTAATGTTAGGCTAGTAAAGGTATTGACCTGATTCTTGCCAAGGAACAACGTAACGGGGTCGGACATGCCCGGCGTAGTGATCTCGATGATCGCCTTCCTGTCCTCCAGTAGTCCCCACTCGGACTCATCCAATACCTGCAACACCTTGGGATCACGTGTTTCTAGCACCTGAAACGACAGCCTAATATCATTCATATTAACCTTCTTGTCGTACCGGCACAAACTATCGTCATAACGAGCTTGCATATCAAGATCCGGGACATCGGTATAATATGTTTTGACCTCATGACCGTTGATAAACACCGATGTTATCTGACAAACATGAGACCTAGCGACATCAAAAAACACCATCCTTACATTATCCTCATAATCAACGCCAGATGTCGGGTATGTCAATATCTGGGTATTATACTCACCATCGTTACGTCTAGCCACGACAGTAATTACGATAGGTTTCTCTATATCGTAATCATCCATGATAATCCTAGCGGCGAACTTATCATGAATTATCTTCGGTATGATATTTACTTGGTTCATCTTTACTACTTTTAAGCAAAGATACAAAATAGGGTCATACCAATACAATAAACCTACTTTAAGATAAACCCTAAGGCATTCACTATATCATCACGATCACCGATAAAACCTTTATCAATCATCATAGAAAGCAAATCAGTAAGAGTAAAAAAACCATAATCGTCAACATACGGTCTACTTAACAAAACAAACAATATAGATATTATGCGATTGTCTTCCTTGGCAATATCAAATAGCTTCAACATGTCATCTGACATATAATTTCCTACATTCAAACTTACCATGTCGGACAATGGCAGATAATCAATATTCCCATCACCACTATGAATAAGATTGCTACAATAACTCAATATAGGATCAACGCTATCATCATAATCATCAGAATCGCAATTGACATAATCGACAATTAAACGCATCACCTTATCTTTCAAATAGAGAGAAGAGCATTTAATAGCCAAATCCTTAACATCCCCACCATCATATTCCCCAAGAAGCTCTATCATCATAAATATATCCACCCATATCATAGACAGTCGTTCGTCAACAACATACATGAATGTTCCAGAATCCATCAAATCTTTGACTATATCTTCAGATTCATCCAAAGAATCAAATAATGATGATACTTTAAAAAGTTGCTTCTTATCATCAAACACCGTATAAAAGTCATGTGATTTTATATTAACCATAATATTAGAAATTAAAATTGTTAGACAAATACTGCGATTCAATATAATCGTCAAGGAACGGTGTGCTATTATCAGGAATCCACACCTCATCAGACAACGCGACCATACCAAACTCATCAACTATCTCATCTCCAGACACATAATCATAAGCCTTGACGCCAAATATCTTAATCCTTTTAACCTTGCCAAAAGCGGACTTGACTTCCTTTATCTTCCTATCCAACTTCCTCACCCCATCGACGAACTCAGAGAAAGTGACACCACGCTCATCTAAATAGCTCTTTATAGCCCTCTCTATGGTCTTGATACTGACATTACCAAAGCCCTTCTTCCTGACCTTGTTCTGAACCTTTTCCTTAAAAGAAATGCTCACCCCGTTGTTCTTGGAGGACACAAAATCCTTAAGGTCACGTTTCCTGATCGAATCCATGGAGTCATAAACAACACGCTTGATATCCTCTGCGCGCTTCCTATTGCACTCATGAGCCTTATAAGTAGGATTGTTCATGTTTCGCTCATCCTCTAGCTTGCGATGCTTAGGAGGGCAATTGTCCCAATAATAATACCTCGCCTTGTTACTATGTACAAAAAGGTCAGGATGCTCTTTCTTCACCTTCCTCACCATAGCATAATAACCGTGGACAACAGCCACGTTAACATAACTGATCAAAAGCCACCTAACTAACTTTATCTGATAAGCGAGATTATCACCACCAAGACGATGATGCTTGATATAGTAATTAACTATTTCATTCACAAAGTAATAGAACCACTTGATGTTGTATTGGATCCCCAGCGTCCTAAACCTTATAGGGTCAAGGCATATGATGAGAATGCCTATCAGTGTCTCCGATATCGGCTTCTCCAGTATCTCTGACTTGGATGATGATTGACGATTTATCCTAGGGTTGTCGCAACAAGGATTAGCGTTGTCATTAAACAAATAAGGCAGAATGACCTTGCCGGAATCCCTCCTCAAGGCCCTGTTTCCCTCTGACATCCTCTTTTTTTCGGAGGAAGATGCGAACTGATCAAAAATAAGTTGTAACTTTACCATAGTTTTTGTGTTTTTAAGGCAAAGATACGAAAATATCCGTATCTTCAAAATGAGTGCTTGTGAAAGTACTCATTTTTTTTGTTTATGATCGCGGCTTTTTACGGCGATCGCTATGGTCGAAATCCAACTTGGACATTGCGTAGGGAGACTATCGTAGGGATAGTTAAGAAAAGAGATGAATTTATTTATCCACCTTCTTTTATAAACACAGTTGTCTATTTTGTGACATGTGATATAAGAAACTTTCGCCCCCTTAAGAAGGGAGTCTCATTATAAAGATTTTCTTTATTTATCTCATAAGTTGATTGATTAAAAAGAGTTAGCTAACGCTTTGTTATTATCTAAAGTATATAACTTAATTACATTAATATGAAAATATGTAGTAGATTGAAAAATCAAGATCTCAACAATAACTTATATCAATAATTTAGTTTAGTGTATTTTTGACATCTACTTATGTTGTCTATGGATCTTTAATCGACAAACAACTACCTACATCAGACGTTAATGCATTGATATGTTTACTTCTTTCCAACGCTTAAGCGTAATATGCCAAGGGGAAAAGGGAGGTGGGCTACGAGTCGCTCCGCTCCTGGCCGGCCGTGTGGGGATACCTCCTGCCCTGCCTCACGGAGCCGCCACATTTCCTTTTGGTGTCAATAAGTGTAGACCTTGAAAAGACATTTCCTCAAACAGTATACTAGATAAGGGATTCTCTTTAAGGGATATTCTAGTTGAGTAAAAATTTGGTCAAAGAGGTTGTTTGGTCAAAGACAAAATTATATATTCGCGATACGGTCGGTTGGATGAGTTGGTTTAGTCGGTGGTCTGCAAAACCATACACCTCGGTTCGAATCCGGGACTGACCTCTATGCTATTTGCATATCCTTTAAAAACTAATTAGATAAGGAACGGTGAGAGATCATAGTTCCTTTTTTTTATAATATATAATTACAAAATCTTTATCTTCTTCAATATATACACCAATACCAACAATATCATCAAGATACCAGCTACTATCCACACTATAGGCCATCTTGATTCCTTCTTATCATCTACGTCCTTATGTTCGATGTCTGTCTTCTTGTCAATATCCTTAACACCGGTAATCGTCTTATCAATGCCAAGGGAATCGACCGTCACCGTGCTATCCCGCCGGCCGATGACGATATGAGCGTCCGTCTGGGAGGACACGGGTCGCTCCCCAGTGGATGGATCCACCTCCTTCGTAGTATCGAATTTCCTCTCAGTTATGACAATATCAGCATTAAGATCAGATGTCCTGATCTCTACGATCTTCCGATCTATGACCTCATCTATCATCGTCTCTATCCTGCTGATCAACCGGCTATCAATAGACGTTTCGCTAACCTGCCTCCTGCTTCCGCAAGAGGACAGGAATAGCGACAGACCTAAACAAACAATCGCCCTAAGACTTATCCTTAATCTCATCATCGGCAATTCTCCTTATATCGTCAAACGTCTCATCAGGTATGTTCTTGGAGAAGCTAAACATCTTGAACACGTTTATTCTCTTGAACACAGCCTTGAATACCTTCACCAAATAAGCGTCAGCGAAAGCATCCCCTATCGTATTCAGGAAAAGCATCACATATCCAACAAGGGCTATATACACCCCATATTTGGTAACGGTAAGTATCATGCTAGCCTCCTCCTCGATCGGGTATAACGTCTTATATATAACACATAATGTCATTACTATAAAACAAGACAAAGCGAACTCCTTAAGAATATCAGTGAACCTGACCTCCCTAAGCCATCTCTTGAAACTAAACCTCCTCCTACGGCTTCTACGGAGCTTCCAGCCCCTTACGCTTTGCGCTAACCTAGCCAAAAAATTCGCTATTAATACTATAAGTAATACGGTCAATAAATGATGCACTGGCTGGAAGTAAGCCCAGCAAGAGGCACCATACGCAAGCGCTATATTCCATAAAGCCCCCACTCGCTCTATCATGTTTTTGTCTTTCATTTTATACCCTATACGCAAAGTTAACCACTATACCGTTAAGTACCTAAAACACCACGGCGTGTATACCGTTCCTCGTATCAAGGCTGTCAAAATGTAACCAACCCACCTTCCCTTCAAGCCGGAAAGGATATGGTAACATATCTTGATGATCCAAGATCAAGCCTCTAGCCTGTTCCGCCGTCATTGACTTGACATCGAAATCCCCAGCCTTACCCAACACATGAGCGGATAGATAAACATCTTTCTTATCCTTGACTATCTGGCAGATGTTGCATCTAAGACCACGTTGGGAAAACTGCCCCTGCTTGTCCCAATTATTACAATACATAGGCTGTTTAATTATATCCCTCCGTAATATAAGAAGATTATGGAGAAACGCTGTATCAAGAAACTGCCACGATCTGTCCTTCCACTTATTGTATGTATGAGGACACACCAATTCCACTATATCAAAATACGAACCTAATTCTTTTATAATATCATTCCTATCCATATCATCCATTTTTAAAATAATGTAAAATAACAATACCACGATAACCTGATCCTCCTCGACCGCTCGTAGCTCCACTATTAGACGCTTTAGAGGCTCCTCCTCCACCACCTCCATAATAAGTGGCATCATCTCCATTTTCGCCATTAATAATAGCGCCCTCAACATCCTTAGCTCCAGCTCCATCACCTCCTCCGTGATTGCCACCTTTACCTCCGGATAAAAAGCCAATATCCCATCCTCTCGTATAAGCTCCCGATCCACCACCAGCGCCCATAGGATAAGGATATCGGTCAGGATATTTGTTGTTAAAAACATATGATCCATCTTGCCCTGGATTCCCCGGGGAAGGATCATGACCATCCCCTTCAACTCCATATCCGCCTCTTCCACCTTTACCTGCAATAGCCTGATATATACCGAATATACTATCACCACCTATATCTCCTACAACCACCCTATATGTAACACCTGGATTTACGGGTATAGTCCCAGTCAGCACACCACCTCCGTTACCGCCACTCCCGGCATTATATATATCGGAAGATTCTCCATTAAGACCTCCGGCGACCAACGCGAACTCAACCTCATAGACCCCATCAGGAACCGCCCAATATCCATTATCCTGAGGAGATAATTCCTCGAATACCTCTATTATCTTCCTTTTGGGTAACATTCTTCTTCTCATCATAAGGCAAATAGGATTTTACCCCCCCCCAATTTAATTTTAAAATATTGATATTCATAATATTATTCTGGTTTAATCGTCCATCTCTGGGCGTAGTTATTTTTTAACACATATATCTTCTCCATAGGTGTAGCGGGAGACCCGTTGGACGAGCCTTTCACGAATCCTTCCGGCGCCTGCTCCGTTCCGGAAGGACGCTGGTTTTTGGTTGGATAAATAGCATTATACATGCTTACCGAAAGACTATAGAACTGGTTCCTCTTCCCATCCTTAGCCACGGATGTCATAGTAATCTGATCCCATCCTACAACAAGGTCGTAGAAAGAGTTCACGAAATCATCTGATCTTTTTTGGCTATAAGTGGATTCATTCACGTTAAACAATGTAATAGCCCTCATCTCATAAATATAATCCGGAAGCTTATCCATTCTAAGACTATTGCTATGAGCTGCAATGAAACCAGTAAGATGTTCCAATCCCCTTCCAGACATATTATCATCATTCCAACCCGTCCTCCTTTCTCCACTTACCCAGTCATTTAAAAAATAAAAATCAGTAATATTAGGATTTATCTTATCTACCTCGAAAAAAGGAAGGGTATTTATATCAAAATAATTCCACATATCAGAAGGGCCAGGATGCATTCTCAACGAAGTTAATTTAGGAAGATCATTAAACTCCTTTATATACCTATCCAAATAACATGAAGACAATTCAAGGGTTTGAAGATTTTTCATATTCTTTATATTCCTTATTCCGCTAGATTCTATGTCCCTAAGATCAAGCATATTAAACATATTTAAATAATATACCTCTGTCTTGCTGGTTATAGCCTCAGGAATTACGGTCATTCTTTGCCCCAGATTTTGAAGATCGATATAAATTAACTTTTTGGATCTTGACAACTTGTCTACAGGTATACCGTCATTAACATACATCGTATGGGATACGATCAAAAACTCAAGTCCTGGTATATCCACAATCGGGAAAGATGTCATCTTGCAAACTTGGATATTGGCATAATAAATATCACAAGTAAAATCTATCGACACAGCCCGTTGCACGTCCCTCCTCCCATCAGCGTAAGCATGATTATCCACAGGTACGTATTGCGATCCATCCTCCTTCCTGAACCACCACGTAGTATTGGGATTTTTCTTGTGTTGTATTGCCAAAGAACGGAATATAATACGATAATTATCCTCCCCTTGAACCTTGGTCATAGGAAACTGCTCCTTTATTCCATCCCCCCAATCCACATTAGCCATACCGGGCTTTCTGGATATAAACTCGACAAACGTATTATAAGGATTATCAACGACAGGATCAGGTACATAATTATAATCATCGGTATAATAATTTCTAAGTGCCCTATCCCATGTAGTGAACCACACGAACTTATTTGATGAAGCCTCATATTTATATAATGTCTTAGCCATTACCTATCTTGTTAAAATATTCTACAATAACATTCCTGTCCAATCCCATAGAATCACATAAATACTCTCCTTCTGGTTGATCCCCAAACGATAATACCTTATCCGTATCATGAGCTAAAACATCTCCATTGCCTACAAAGGTACGCCCATCGTCAAATACGATAAGCTTATATGGCTTATACAACCTCGTGTCAATATCAGAAGATCGTATTGACCTTAACACCGAAGCCTCTGGTGCCATACTAAACCTCCATCCATAATTATTCATAAGAACATAAACCATCTCCATAGGAGTCGACGGAGAGCCATTAGACTGACCCTTTATAAAACCAGATGGAGCCTGTAATACGCCACTAGGTCTTTTATCATCAGGATTGGAAGCTAAATACATACTTAGATACAATCCATAAAACTGATTTCTTTTGCCATCGGAAGCAGAGGAAGACATAGTGAGATAATCAAATCCCATCACCTTCTCATATAATGTCGATATAAACGTATCACATCGACTTTGGGTTGACAAGCTGCGATGCATATAAAAGCTATTCATAGACCTCATCTCATATATATAATCCGGGAGATTACTTACATCTATATTACTATAACTGAATGAAGCGTCGATACGCTCAATGTTTCCCAATCCCTTACCGCTCATATACGGATGCCAACTCACGACAGGTCCATACCATCTATTTATATGATCGAAAATCTTTAAACTAGAATTTATCTTATCCACCTCATCCATAGCCGGGCATGTGTTAGGATCAAACGATGATGTGGCATTACCAGGACTTAAATACAATTTTTTTAAATTATTGAATAATAACCATTCCTTAGGATATAGCCTTACCCTTCCACCAGCTAAATGCAATATCTCCAAATTAGGCCACATGGAAGGGAATTTCCTTATATTGGAAGCTTCGGTATCACTAAAGTCAATAGACTTGGACAAATTCAGACCTTTCAATTTAGTTAGTCTATTCCAATCCTCCGGGATGGACGTCAACGTATCCACACCAAACTCACTTAATGTTATACGCTCTATATTTACCGATCTCATTATCCTATCCTTTGGTATATCTGTTATGGTACGATCCCCAGGAATACTTATAATTATATTGATAAGGCTAGGCATATCAAGCATAGGAAAACCTACCATCATAATCCTATAGGATTCCATCATCGTAACATCATTGGTAAAAGACATGGATATCACACGCTCCTTATCCATGCCATCATCATAAGCATGATTGGGGGCGGGAACATACTCACTCCCATCCTCTTTGTAAAACCACCATGGGTGACTGTCGGGATTCTTACGATAACTTATATCCCTTCTCCTGAACATCAACCTATATTGACCATATATAGATCCACTCCTAGCCTTTACAAAAGGGAATTGCCCTTTACTCCCATCTCCCCAATCAACCTCGCACATGCCGGGAGCATTAGAATAAAATCCTATAATCTCATTATAATTATTAGCATCCAATATAGGATCAGGCACATCATCAGTAGTATCATTCCTGTTAACGCCCCTAAAAGCGTATTTACCCTTAGTAAAAAAGGTTATAGACCCTTTATTCGTATCCTTACATATCAACTTCATACCTCTCCCTCCTCTATTCTCCTGAAATACTCGACAACCGGTGAACTATCCAATCCCAGATCGTTACAGATATCTATAGCCTCGTATTTGTCAGCGAAATTATACTTACTCATATTATCATCCAATACATCTCCGCTGAACACGGATACATGGCCGTCCTTTACGCCAAGGACGAACGGGGTAATCCTAGTCTTCCCCGCCCGCCGTGCCCTCGTAAGGGCGGCCTTAGAAGCCGGGGCAGGCGCCAAGACCCATGTCTGCCCGTAGTTATTGGTAAGGACATACACCTTCTCCATAGGCGTCGTAGGATTACCATTACTAACGCCCTTCACGAACCCATCAGGAGCCTGATAAACGCCAGACGGTCTCTTATTAGTAGGAGCTGAGGCAGTATATAAATCTAAGGTGAGTTTATAAAACTGATTCCTATTACCGTCAGAAGCCGTCTGCGACATCGTTATATAACTCCACGACATTATCTTATCATAAAACGTGTTAACGAACGTATCAGCCCTCTCCTGCGTATTTATAAATTTACCTCCATCACGCAAAGTCCATATCCTAAATTCCCTTATCTCATACAAGTAATCCGGAAGATCGTCTACCGGCGCCGTACTTGAAGAACAATACATATTATGGATCTTATTTAACTTCCCTCCTACTAAATCCTGCTTCCATGAACTACCGTTAGCCATAAAAGTAACGCTTTCCTTATCATCCCCTACCTTATCCACCTCATCAAATACAGGTATATTATTCCGATCGCTTATAATGCTTATACTTTTTGCCGGAATAGAATCAAATGCCGGGTCATACGAAGGTATATTGCACCAATTGAAATTAAACCCTGTAAGATTCTTCCATTCCGAGAATCTTCTCCAATTCGAATCAGGATTATCAGCGAAATTAAAAACACTGTTACATCCGAAATACCTCAGATTTTTCATATTTAAAAAACCTTCCGGCCAATTGTCCCAAACACCAGGATGAAAAAAAGACCCCATCTGTATATTACGAAGATTAACGCTCTTACTTATCCTGTCATATGGGATATCACCATTTTTAAGAAAGGATCTGGTCATAGCCAAATAAGTTATATCAGGTAGATTAACTACAGGAAACTCATGGAGAACAATACCATCCATATTGAACTCCCCATCGATTACGTTAGAGAACATCATCGTAACCTCCCTACGCCTGATATCGCTATACTTATGTGGAGGAACCGGTATATACTGAGATCCATCCTCCTTCCTGAACCACCATGTAGTATCGTCAGGATTCTTTTTGTACTCAATATCTAAAGACCTGAATACTATCCTATAACTACCGTCAGATATCTTGACCAAAGGGTATTGATCCTTTGTCCCATCACCCCAATCGACGTCCACGAATCCTGGATTGTTTGCCGAGAACCTGAGATTACGATTAAAATTACCTAAATCTACTATCGGATCAGGCACATAATCAGCATTCCTCCCATTATAACAAGGGAACCTATCCTCGTTAACATAAAACGTCACCGAGGACAGGGTCGTATCATATCCTACTAAAAATCCCATATCAACTAATTGAGGTTATATCATAAGACACCCATTCCTTGTATCCGTTAACCATCTCATATACTTTGTTGATGGTCTTGCATACGACAGCGAATCCGATATCCACGTTAGGGAATTTCTCGTTAAGCTCATCAATAGTAAGTTCCCTGACAATACTCTCATCCCATTTCCTCATCTCCTTTACCTCCATAAGGATCGGTTTTCCGGTTATGCCTACGCTCATGACCCATTCTCCCTCACGATTGGCATCTGCCAGATCCGGGAAGATAGTAACGCCAAACAACTCCGTGAGCACGAACTCATCGCCGTTCCGGGTAAACGACACCGCCGCTCCGGGGGTCAAGACTACCTCGTTCACCGCCAGCATACTCACCAGCTTCTTGGCTCCCCCTGATACGGTCCCATTCAACACGACAGTCACGTTACCCGTAGCGCTATTAACGAACTTGATATCATTCTTCTCGCTATTTATAGCCTGTAACCTAGACCCAGATACGATATTTACGATCTCATAATTCTTGTCGTAAGTGCTCTGTAGCGTCACATTGCCGTATTTAGTATCGATAAGGGTAATCCACTTAGCCTTACCACCTACTATCTCAACAAGCTTATAAAACACGTCATTGCCGTCAGCGTCAACCCATCTAGCTATAGCTCCAGGAGCGAAATTAGTCACCTCCCGACCTTGAGTATAACTTATAGTGCTTTCCATAGGCTTGTTAGCCAAAGTAACGTAAAGACATTGCTCTACATCGGCCTCCATCTTAACTATCCCAGCACCATCGTAATAATAATCAGGTACGTTTTTCTCTCGTATCAACAGGATGGTACCTTCCTTAAGCTTGTCGGCATTGGTAGGATCATCCACGAAAGACTTCATCTGGATATAAGTATCGAAGATAATAGACGTACTCTTATCCTCTATCTTCTGATTGATATCATTGACAATATTATTAATCTCGTCTTTCGTATAATAAGGAGATAAATCAACCTTCGGACCTTCCTGCTCTAAAGCCTGAGTTCCATCCCACCAATAATCAGGTACATCCTGCTCCCTAATCCAGAGGCTGTCACCCACACGGAGCTTAGCCGTGTTCTCCGGGACCGCCAGCCACTCATTCATGGCATCGACCGTATCAAAGATATACGCCGTGTTCTTGCCCTCAGCTATACGTCTTACGACAGCCAACTCGCTCTCGACATCGCTAAGTCTTTCCTTTATATTATTGATTTCTCGCTCTAACTTATCATAATTATCCTCCTGATCTATAGCGTCACCGATGGACATATAAACCTCGTTAGTGAGCTTATTGTAGGTAACACGAGCCACCTTCTCGTAGGATGTCTTATACGTAGATGAACCTTTGCCGGTATGACAAACAAAATCATACGTATTTTGATATACTACAGATCCACCGGTATTGATGAAATTATATCCGTCTTGGCTCATAGTACCGCCCTTGTAACCCACAAGTTCAAAAGAACACTTACCTGTACCTATAGAAGCGAACCATGTAGCATAAGCCATGAATTGCGTCTCATCCGGCAATGTGGAATAATACTGTGCCCTTAAATCCTTTACCGACATCCAAACACACTCCTTACCAGAACCGGTATTATCACCACCCCATTTAAGCACGCTCCTTACGGACTCATCACCGTTACCGGGACCATTATAACCAACACCAAGATTATCGATAGTCGGGACATTCGAGTTGAGAGCCTCTGTCATGGTATCCAAATCCCTTCCCGAACTCTCATCCCATAAATACCTGAAAGTAACATAATCGACATCCCCGATCTTAATTCCTCCGGTATTACTGGGATATGTCTTTGTAACTAACTCATAATACCATTTGCCATCACGAAAGGTAGCCCTTATCCTCTCTACTTGCTTGGGGGATATAGAGACATATGATCCGCCAACGGAGATATTATCACCATCAACCGCTCTAGAGGTACCGTCCTTTGGATCCTCGGGATCTACGGGGGTGTAGATAGTAGCCTGCTTATCACCTGTATTGATGACAACGATATAATAGCTATCGCCTTCCAGACCTTGCTCATGAGCCATCGTAACAAACCCCTGTTCGCTTTCCGGCCTCCATTCAACGACAACCATATGCTTATCCATAGGTATACCGGAAACGCTGTTAACGTAATTGGTTGACGACATGAAAATGGCATGATCATCATAAGCCTCATCAACACGTTGATGCTTAGTAGCCAATCCGTCAAGACGTGATATCTCAATGGGGTCGGTTACCTCGACCCCATTATAATCATACCACTTATATCCGATCATCGTATTCTCACGACGATATTTCCTTTTCCTTATGACCTCACCGCCGGCTAGGGCGTCAATCATATAATAATCATTACATACCTTAACCATGACCTTGATATTAACAGGTTTGACATAAACAAGCCACGATAGTAGCGCCATCGGGGATGGAGGTCAGCGTAGTCCCTACAGGGTAGGTCGGGGAGGATGACTCAAGCACCATCAACGACATCCGCTCTACGACCATATTGTTGTCAATCAACCGGCTCCCCTCCACATAGAACCGGCCATCGGCCACCTCATAGCACTCTCGCACCGGAACCATATGTCTTTGGCTCTTATCCGCGTAATCGCAGATCGTCACCTTAGCCCCATCCGGTATAGACGTAAGCCCATCACCTACATTATAATCAGGATGATCAGAGTACACGACATACAATATAGACTTAATATCCTGCAATGCCGGATTGACTGTCCTGAATCCCTTCAAATGTATCTTATGACCACCGATCTCATAACAATCATCCACGTCCATGATATTAAGATCACAACTGATAACCGTCCAGCCATTAATAACCGTCTGCGTAGGGGTAGTATTGATAGGATGATCGGGGTCGGTAGACTCAACGATCTTATAGTCGAAAGTCTTTACATCCAGATTTCCGTTCAACGACTCCTGTCTCCTGATCTTCACCGTACCCTTTCCGGTATCATAACAAGTCTCAGTGGTATCGATAAGTCGATCCATATAATCCGGCTCCTCGCATTCGATACGAGCGAAATTAGATGGCAAAGAGGTATATTGAGTACCAACATGGATATCATTATCTGTAGAACTCAATACATGATGATTATACGACCTAACATGATTTAAAGGGTTGATAACGTAAGTGGATTTAATCCTTACCGATCCTCCCGGTGTCGAGTAACATTCTATCGCATTTCTGGTAATACGATCATCCAACCTTTCTAGACCACACCTTTCACGGATAAAATCCGCAGGAATATTATTTATCCTATTTCCTAGCCCATACCTATTATCAGACGAGTCCACAATCTCCCAGAACTGGTTTCTTTTCCCAAGATCACCGTCATAAGACACCACATGTCTCATACGCACGCTTCCGGCTGATGTCTTGTAACACTCCTCGATATCAATAGGCATCCTATCTTCCATATCCGTGAAATCACAAGACACCAAAGAGAATCCGTCCGGGAGGGTAGCCAGTTCGGCCCCCGGAACGAAGCCGGCGTCATCCGATTCAAGCACCTCGAAGCGGACGTATCTTGCCTTTATCTTGGAGTCATAAGAAACCAACCTACGAAGCTTGACATTGCCATTGCCTCCGTCATAACACTCGACATAAGACCTGATGTCACGCTCCTCCATATCGTCGAAATCACAGACAGTCCTTACCCACGTATCTGGCAAGGAACTGAAGCTGGCGCCCTCAGGTTGTGACGGGTCGGTAGTCTCCAGGACTTTATAGTTCTTATCCCTAACTCCTATATTCCCGTCCCATGACGTGAGAACCTCCAGCTTCACCTTACCGGCCGGTGTCTTATAACATTCTACAGTTACCTCAATATCCCGGTCCTCCATATCCGTGAAGTCACAAACGACCTCAACCCAGTCATCGCTTATGCTGGTGATAAACTTACCTACCGGATTCTCAGGATCGGTACTTTGCTTGACGCGATACCATTCCTTTCTGGTACCCATCTCGTGATCAAATATCTTATACCCCTCTATCTGTACCCTTCCGGTTCCGGTATCAAAGCATTTAAGCACCGGTATTATCTCCCTTTGGGTCATGTCCGGGAAATCACATACTATACGACTCCATGTATCGGGTATCTTATCATACTCCGTACCGATAGGATTGCTATCGTCAGTCGTATTTACCACCTCATAATGGGATACCTCAGGGTTCAGGCGGGGGTCGACTGACTCTACGCCCTCGATCTGGACCTTGCCCCCTTCCGTGGCATAACATTTACTTACGAATATCAACTCCCGATCGGTCATCTCGGCTATACTACAATCTATAGCCACCCATTCGGCAGGAACCTTATCTAATTCCGTACCGATAGGAGTATCAACATCCGAGGAGTTGACAATAAATATCTTCTCGGCCAGTATCTCCCCCTTATTATTCATATAGGTATGGATACGCGCCTCTACCTGACCACCCGGAGTACGATAACATTGGTTGACGATCGACACACGGGCGTCCTTGATGTTAATGAACTGATAGTCCTTTTTAGGGACCTCGCTTACAAGTCTCTTTACTCCTTTATCATCGAAGTACACGTAACACCCGTCATTCCTCATCATGACCGGATACGTCTTTCCGTCTATGACAACACCTGAGAAGTCATCTGGCGGAACGGAGAAACCCATGCTACCGAAGATGGAAGCCAGTCTCTTTAAATACTCATTAATAGCCGACATAATATCATATTTTAATTCTACTGCCTCAAAGATAACAAAAAAAGGGAAGAGAATTGAATCTCTCCCCTTTAGGAAATATATGAACGCAAAAAAGGTTCTTTATTTCGGCTCGGTTACGATGGCCGGGCCAAGACCAGCGGCAGCTCCGATCATATTGATCATCTCCTGAACACCCTCATGAGCACCATAGCGTACACGTAATATCAAATTAACCGGATCATCGGCGAGATACTTACCGAATCCTTGAGAGTATCTATGAGGATTAATCGTGATCTGGAAGTCCACATATTGGGCTGTTTGTTCAACACGGCTGTATTCGTTCATGAATGTCCGTCCCATGAAGTCCTGATGTTTCGGGAAGCCGTTGAAATGAGCGTAACCCTTCAACTCATCATCCATCATATTGCCGCCAACATGAGTACGCGGGGCTTTGCTGGACAATCTCTCGAAGTGAAGCTGATCCCACCAAATGGGGGATCCCTCATCAAGAGAATCAGGATAACCACCGCTAGCGCCAACGATCTCAACGCTATCCTCTACATAGGTCATTTTATCCATCAAGCACTCTGACGGAGATAATAACATTTCCTTGCCACGGAAACGGATACCGCACTTGCAATTAGTGCCAAGTTCCTGAGCCGATTCCAGTTTCTTCCACATACGGTTGCGGTAGGACGCCGGAGCCTTGCTGGTGAAGAATCCCTCGAACACCTTGTCGCACTCATCACACAACATGTTAGTATATACCGTTGCCTGGAAGCTATGCTGGCAAGCCGCAGGAGTACCGTAGTCAGTGATCTCCAGTTCCGGGAAAGCCTGTTTTATTTCCTCCAAAGCACTGTTTCCACACTCATCATCCGGGATCGTGATATAATACTTCTCGGTGGATACCTTACAAGAACCACAAGCTGACCAAGAAGCGGTACGAACCGTAGGATTCTCGCACATATCGGATGTCTTAGCCACATAGTAGATAATAGCCGTAGGATTAGCCTCCACGAAAGTAGAGATCTCCTCATCCGTCAATTTCTTTGAAGTAGCGGCAATATACAAACCTGATCCCTTGATCTGACTCATCTTATTAACCGTATCGGCTACAACGTTAGGCAATGACTCCACCGTAGTAGACATATCAACACCGTCATCCTCCAAGGAAATAGAATACAGATAGCCGCCCTTAACCTCGGTATAGTTAGGAGGACAATCCGTACATCCTTTCATGATAGAGATAAGGCGTTGAGTATAGTCAGCCGGTTTAGCGCCTTTCTTCATCACCTTATAACGTGACATGCTACCCTCGATAGTCTCACGTACGATCTTCAATCCTGGATATTGAGCGCGAACCTCAGCCAACGCCAGATCATCACCAGTATCGCATACATCCATGCAATAGAAGTTCACGTCCTCCGTCTCAGGCTCAGTAGCCTCATTAGTGCATCTTGTAACCGGAGTGATATCAATATAATCAGATACCTTGCCACCACCTGCGATAGGTTGGTTCTTCATCCGCTCGATACACTTCAATACGGCGGGTAACAAATCAACCTCCTCGCAAGGATCACATTCCTCGCATTGATTAGGGGTATTGTCGCAATCATCCAAAAGGATAGCGTCATTGATCTCAACACGACCTTCCTCGTAGCCAAGAAGCTCGAAAGCCCTGCCGGCGAGAATCAAGCGGATAACGATACGGTCGCCATTGGAAACGGAGAAAGCCGTGTCGTCAGAGACACCATTGTATCCCAAGATAACGTCATCGACATAAGCATGATCTTTCTTCGGCCAAGAAGCGTAGATCTCCGTGATCTCGTTCAAGGAGAATAACGGCGTGGAAAAATCCTTATCATAGATAGAGCGGGAAGCCGCTTGTTCATTACGACCGATACGGATCTCATAACGCTTGTCGTTACGAGGCTTACCGGTAAAATCAATCACGGCCTTACAACCGTTCTCGGAAGTATCTTTAGTATCGTAAATACCGATCTGTCCTTCCTTCAAGAAGATGGAATCAACATCCACCATCTTAGCGTGTGGGGGTACGAAAAGTACCCGGTCTTGCGGTCTGTGCAACATATTATCAATATTTAGTTTAAAAAAATTATTTACCTAACGCAAACATAATAATAAAGACGATCACGACAATAAAGTACAGCCATGAGTATATAAATATTAATACGGATTACATTTTTTGTAAAGCTACTCTATTAAAACAAATCCATATTCATTTATAATATTATCAACATCATTAGATGACAATGAAAACCACTCTCCTGAAATCCTCTTGTCGGAAAACTTATCATGCAAACATCTCTCTATATCACCTTTTACACAAGCTATGATACTTAACCTTGGATTAGCGCATCTTAAATCCCTCTCTCTCTTCTTTACATTAAACGTCTTACCTATTTTAATATCCTTACTTAAACCATCGACAGCCAAATAGGTGAATATATTACAATCATGATCATCATCTACATCATTTACCAATATATCAATTATATCATCGACAGATTCGAATATACCCATTTTTATAAACTTACATATATCCTTTTGAATACAAACAATCCTTTCCGATTCTTGCTTGGTGTATAAAAACTTATCACATTCACCGGTAATAGTCTTATTTATAGCAAAAATTATTCTCTCAATATCATCGGAGCTAAAAAATGAAGACAGATACCTATACATATCACTATACTCGTTTCCTCCCCTTATATATATAATAGCGTCATTGCTTATATCTGATCTTCCAAACATTTTTATACATTCATTATATATAGATGGATGTAATTCCATGGCGACCATCATCCATATCTCTTTAGCACACATAACCAACCTATTCGATCCTCTACCGGTAGATTTATACACCCCAAGCGATTTTAATGTCTTGACAAGAGAGGTATTGTTTACGTCATTAATAAAACTTGATAAAGATATACCTCTTATATACTTGTCTTTTATAACATAATATATACGCTCAGAACTATTCCTATTGGATAAAATTCCCTCTATCCTCTTATCACTCCATCCTTCTACGATCCTCTTTCTTAAATAAGCCTCTTGCAAGTCAGTCAAAGACATAAATGATGTTTCTTCATCACATCTAATAGGTACACCGAATAAAATTTTACTACTTGAAATCATATCATAATATTTTACACAATTAAATATTATGCAAATATAGGAATAAAAAAGCAAAAACACACATACCATGAAATAAAAAAAAGACCCGCCTATTTCTAGGCAGGTCTTTCTATCAAACTAACGTTGTTTATTTAAAAGAAGCCACATTATCCTTATCCATTCTATATCTATACAATTCATTCTCGTTAAGGTTGAATTGCTTGGCGACCATATCCAGAATCTCCTCCACAAGATAATCGGGCAGCTCCGGGTCGATGTCCGTGGATTGGATACCGGCGGCGTTGATATACCCCGACAGGTCCACCCTGACAGGACGGCGGTAGTACGTCATCTTAACCTCCTCGGTACGGAAGCCTGACTCGTAGACCACGACCTTCCCGTTCCCTATGGAGTAGAATGTCTCACGGTAGTCGTAAGAAGGACGGTTATTCTCGTCTCCAAGAAGCTCATGGATATTCTCGTTCTTAGCCTCCCACATAACGAAATCAGTGGCCTCACACCCTTTGTATGAGAAAACACCTTTTATGTTAGAGAACCATAGATAGTCGTCAGGTAAGTTAAAGGACGTAGACTCAGGGTCATCCATCCTACCCGCATTATCCAACGACATCCAATAAACAAGAAGGTTTTGGATAAAGCGTATAGTCTCGTCATCCTTCCTATTTAGATAGTACTTAACTAACCGGTCTTGGGCCTCGTTGAACAACAGCACGAACCTTCCCGGATCCAGCTTAATCCCGCCATTGGCCAGATTCTGCTCGTTCTTCTGTAAAGACCTTAGATACGCTTCTTGGATTGTCATAATTATTCCTCCTTAACCTTATCACCCTCCTCTACGTCATCCTTCTTCTTAATATCCTTAACCTTCTTGGCCTTGGACTTATCATCGATATTAGACATAGATATGATCTCCTCATACTCATCCAATACATTAGCCTTTATGTTAATAAAGTCTTTCTTGGTAGCCAAGAACTCGGCGGATGTCCGAACGTCAGGTCCTATGATCTGGCCATTATATTGTAATCCGGATGGAGTCATATTGATACGACCATTTCGTTGAAGGACGTTTACGATACGGTAAAACTCAAGAACTTCCTTGAAATCACCTTCCAATGACCGATCCCAGATATCAAGCAGATAATCGACATTGGTCTTCTTCTCATTCATCCAGTTTGATAGAGATCCTGTATAATACTCATCCTCCGTGAAATCCGGGCGAGTTACGATACCGATGTAAAGAAGAAGATCGATGACAGCCTGACGATCGTCGCCGCCTTTCTTAAGGGCGCTGATAAACTTATAGCTGATGTTCATCTTATTGATCTCACGCTGCTGAACGAAATCCTTCATATTGTCTTTCTCCACGAAACAGAACATGGAGTTCATGAAGACAGGATCGCCATCCATTTCCTGAGGAGTCAACATGCCGGAAAATACAGCCAGATATAAATAAAATAACTCAACGGTATTAGCCGTATTATAAACCTTACCCATGAAGATCTTATCCTTAGCGTCATCCCAAAATTCTAAATTGGTTTGAGATAGATCCATCTGTGACATTTCCTCGAAAGGCTTCATGATATTATCTACCCGCTGTTTGACGAGCTTATCGATCTCATTCTTGTCAAGACCATTATAGCATCTTGATCTTGGATAAAAACCGGTGTTATAGGCCTTGGAGAAATCATCCCAAGGGCAACATACGTGAGTGGCGTTCTCCGGGAACGGAGCTTTAGCTATATTAGCGTCTTGAAAGGCCTGAGGAGCACTTCCATCGTGTTTGCCTACAACCTCATATAAGGTATCTGACATGATATTGAAACCGTTTACCTCGGCCAATACCTTCCTTGATTTTAAAATCTCTTTCATTTCCTTATTTTTGCGTTACTTTCCTAAAAAAAAGAGGAGAGGAATATCCTCCCCTCTAAAAACCAAATTACATATGAAAAAAAACTTAGCCTAAGTAGTTCGGTTGAAGCTCGATAATCAAGAACTTGCTGTTATCCATAACCCAAGCCGCTGAAGCTGAGTGGCACCAGAATTGCTCTTTCATGCCCGGCAAGGATGATACGATCTCATTACCGTTGGCTTTGTGCGCCCAACGACCGTACTCATAGCCCCACCACATACTTACACCTTCTGGCTTGATATAGAATACGTTGTTATTCATATTACCTAACTTAGCGTTAGCCGTATTAGGAATAGCGGAATATGCGTTAGTCGATCCAGCGTCAGTGATATTCTCGATAATACAAGAATAAGAAGATCTAGGATACATGCCATTCACTAACTCGCTACGATCTGTCATGTCAGCGTAATCCAAAGAAGGATCGTGCTCGAACTCAACATTACCGATGCCCGGGATGAAAGCTCCCTTAACCTGAACCGGACCTAAGATCATGGCGTCATTAGTACCAGAGATAGGGTTAGAAGGCAACATCCTATCGCTTCCCATACCCCAGCTTAAGTTCTGCAAGGTAGTGAAGAACGATTCCCTGATCAACTTCTCTAAATTGATCATAGCCATAGCTCCTACCTTGAACTTAATCTTACGTTCCGTAATAGGAAGATCCTGACGTCCACGGAAAATATAAGATGCGGCAGCCATAAGCGTGTCCTTAGTAATACCCATCGGACGGCTATAGTAGATAGTGTAACCACGGCGAAGCTGACGGTAGATACCCTCATTCAAATGGATAGGACCATTTTGATCCATGATAATACCACCTTCTTGCCACATCAACTGTCTAGCTTCCAGCTTAACCAACTCAGCCATACAGAATACCTCCAGCGTGGACGCTACCTTAGCCGTACGCAAATCAAGTCTACCATTAACAGTCTTACCGATAATAGCCAAATCAGGAATATTGCCCTCATACTCGCTTCTCATAGCATTCATACGACGAAGAGCGGTCTCCACAAACTCTGAAGTGCTGTTCTGGGCGGCCTGCATGGACTTCATACCAGCATACATAGTTGTCTCACCCTCAACACCACGGTGGTTTCCTAAACGGAACTCACAGGTCATGGAACCAGCCTTGTCAGCTCCAGATACCTTAGAGAACTGGGTGCTATACTCTCCAAGAGCATGACCGATCTTCCAATAACGGATACCCGGACGTAATTTCTCTTTAGGGAAGTATTTAGCCTTACCGCCAATAACACGACCCCAATAACGTGTCAAATCTCCTTCTGTCTTAGACGGGATCTCACCTGAGATAAGGATATTACAACCGTTAGCGGCATCGTAGGTAATGACATCATAAGCCGTAAACTCAGACGTGTTCAAAACGATATCAAACAAACTACCATCAATACCCGGTTTTAGATGATGACCTGAAGTATCCTCAGCCGTAACGACAGCGAATGTCTTTGTAACAGGTAAATCATAACGGAAAGAAGCTCCAATACCGTTAACGGAGATCGTAGCGCCGTTATTAATCATACCCATATACATCGGGACAGGATAGTTAGCGATATTAGAGAACAAGTTCAACAGACCCAAATGATTCTTATCCGGATCCTCATAATACCAGCTCGCCAATGAGCCTAAGTTATGCTCTACAAGCGAAGTCTTATAGTTCTTGGCATCGGTGAAGGCGATTACATTATCACCATTCACAGTAGCCGGGAAACTTTTTGTCAAAAAAGGGTTCATAATTATCTATCTTTTAATGTTATACACTCTTTGATCCACTCAGATCAAGGAAGTTAGCCTCTATAGTATCATTATCGATATTATTTTTATTCTGCTTTCCTCCCTTATTGCCAGAAAGAAGAGTGATGGTCTTCTTATTGACCTCCATCTTAGCCTTGTTAGTCTTCTGTTTAAGGAACTCGTCCTTATTCATCAAGAACAAAGCCAAATCAGCGGCCATGTCCGGATTCTTGATAGCCTCCGAATAAGCTTTATCTATAGCCGTATGACCTTGATTGTCTATCGGCTTGGTAACGAAATCGACAGCCTTACCTATCATCGTGTCAGTCAACTGGAATCCTGAGCTTATAGACGTCTTAAGACCTTTCTTATAGACTTTCATCTGCTCAACTAATTCCTGTCTCCTTTTCTCGGACTTTTTTTTCTCCTCCTCGATAAGGTTATCCATCTCCTTTTTCAGGATATCATGGAACTTATTGGCCTTGGACTCAATAAACTCATCGCCCTTGCCGATCATCATCTCCATATTATCCTTTATCTCGTCTTCCGGCATACCCAACATCTTATAATAATGCTGGATGACCGCAAGCTGATCATTCTTGTTACTCATATCAAGGTTGTCCAACGGCGCCTGAATGTTCTGATATTGGCTTAATAGTTGGCCAACGTTACCACCGGCCTTATCCACCTCTATCATCTTCTTCATAAAGTCAGACATAGAACCGGTATCAACCTTATCCTTCAACAACTCATCAGCCTTATCCTTGATCAATCCCTCCACTATATCGAGTAAATCATCCTCTTTAGTGATAGTAGAAAGATCGACCGGTTTATCATCTACCATAATATCAAGGTTGTCAATACTATCGATAATACCTCTAGCGGCCATCTTCTCCAAAAAAGATTTCCCATTAAACCCTGATACTACATTATTATCAGTACCGCCTTCGCCAAAGGAATCAGGGTCTGGGTTGGTAGCATCGCCGCCCTTATCCCCGCCACCGTCAGCCGCTCCGCCGTCGGCAGGCTCTTCCTTGGAATCACCTATAGGATTACCATCCTTATCATATTTACCCTCGATATTATTCTTATCGCCATCACCGTCACCACGGTAAAAAAGTTCCTCGACACTCATGGTCTTAAAACCCTTAGCGAAATCACCCATGTCATTCATACAATTTCCTTTTTTGCTTTTTACAAAAGTATTATTAATCCAATTACCAATTAAATCAAACCCATTATAGTATATGACAGAATTTTACGCCAAAATGATTACAGATTTTGTAAAAATATTTACAAAACTTGTAATCAATTCTTGTTTATTATTGACGTAAACCTATCTGTATCAGAACGTTTGTTTCTAGCGTCTATCTCCTTTTCCTTTAATTCCAACTTCCTTTTCTCTATCTCCTCACGAGATCTTCGCTCAGCCTCGGCGTTAGCCTGTCTGGTTCTCATATCCTCTTCCTTGATATCAAGATCTCTTTCCCTTAAAGCCCTATCAGCCATAGCCTCGACATAATCCATGCCTTCCGAGTTGTTCTCGGTCCTAGCCGCTTGACCGGCGGCCATTATGCTCTTACCCCGTAAATCGAAGTTACCCTTGATATAAGCCAGCTCCTTCTCCTTCTCATGCTCGTCATTACGGACCTGTTGATCGGCCTCGGCTTTTTGCTGTACAAGTCGTTGTTGATTCTGGTACTCCTCCTGTCTTACACGATCTGCGTAAGATCTGGCATCCCTTCCTATCTGATTCATCTCAGCCGTCGAGTTGGCATTCATCATTCTAGTGATATCAAGCAAGTCATTGCCCAAAGTATTCGTCTGTAATATATATTGCTTCAAATTCTCCAATTCCAGACGTTTCTTGGAATTAGAGACAGCCATAACATTAAGATGACGTAACGACAAGCTATTATCCGTAAGACTGACGTAAGCCAAGGACAGATCGCTGTTCCTGTACATCACGGTCCAATCGTATCCTTCCTTCTGGCATACTTGAGCCACGGCTAGATGAATATCCAATGTCCGTTTCTTGAAGTCATCGAAATCATTAAAGTAAGTCTGGGTCTGTAGCATAGTAGCGTTAACTCCCTGTTTTACGCCCGTAGAACTCTCGTATCTAGTTGACTGACCCATCGCTTGCTCGGATATACCTATCATCCTATAAGCCATCATATAGGCGTAAGACGCCATTTCCATACGGGATCTTATCTGATCCGTATTAGTAAGATCATATACACCGAACTGATTATATATGCTGCTCATCTGCGGATTCTGGTAAGGATTGTTTGTGTCATTACCACCTACACCCATAAATGAGACGGACTTAACGATCTGCATAAAAGTAGCCAAAGCTCCCTTCTTGTCCATCATATCCTTATATTCCGTAGGCAGGAATCCTAAGTCGCCTAAGAAGAACTTACCGATCTCCTTCTCGGCGTTATTGTATAGCTGGTTCATAGCAAGGTTATACATCATCTGGAACGGCTGTATGCGATCAGCGAGACTAGCCCCTATAAATCCAGAAACCGGAATGACATAATCATACAGACTGCTGTCACCATGTATCTGATGAGGTATTGGATCCCCACCGATATATATAGGCTTATCCATTAAATTACCTCCGGTGATCTTAACGCCAAACCTAACCTCAGGGACATACTCCAAGATATAGGTGTTCACCTCAGGATCACCAACGGCTTCGGCCATAACCCTCTTCACTTTCTTGATACCGTTCTTCTCCAAGAACTCCGGGAGCAGCTCATCGGTAACAAGCTCCTGATCCACCATCCCAGTCTCCGTCATGTAAGTTATTAGAAATACCGGTTTCATGGACACCCAATATCCCTCCATAACCCTAAAAAGGCGGGAATCTATCTCATATCTCTTGCCATTGGACATGTCAGAGTTAAAATAGCCAAATGGATGGAAGCGGGGCAAGAAGCGGGGCTGGGTGTGTTCCTCCCCGTCCGGCCCGAAGGTGTGGTACTCGCCCATCGGAACACCATAATAGTCCTCAGCGGCAACTATAGACTCATAGTCATGGTATCCTTTCCATGGAATAACCTCATTCTCGTACATACCGGTAATAGACGGCTTCTTTTTCTTCCAGTCATACCTAGTACCGTCATTAGATACCCATCCCTCATAATCATCATCACCTCCCATAATCCGACGCTTGTCCTTGGCTGTCATCTTATGGCCGTATCTTGATATCAACTCGACACCCTCGTAATAATGAAGACGACCCACATAAGATCCATATTGCGGGTATTTTACATCAGGATGGAAAACTTCCATAGGACTCCATACCTCCGGACGGTAGTAATCGAAACCAACGAAATGATTCCGGAACATCTTTCCGCTAAGAAGACGATCCCGGAAATTCTCCCTGTCAAGCTCATCCATATAAAACCGGCTACGGTCAGCCTCGATCGTATGATCCCCCCATACCGCCGCCTGCGTCTTCCATCTTGTACTCATGAACCTCTGGATATCATCAGGGGTCATAGACGCCTTGGCCTGTTGTATTTGCTGAACATAAGCCTGACGTTCCTCCTCGGAGTTGAACTCATTATACGTCGGATCAAGTCCTGCCTCCACAAGACGCTGATTAACGATAATATCCCACTGTTCTTGTATATGACGATGAAGTAAGTTTGACATCGTATCCTCATACTCACTTATAGCCATATCCCCTACCTCGTTAACCGTATACTTATCCTGTAGGTTTGTCAGCCATCCCTCAAAGGCATTTACGATACCACCTATTATATCATAATGCTTCAAGAAAGAAGGTATCCTTATATCGCTCCTTAACTTCTGCACGTTCCTTAGCTGAGGGATGACATCCGCCATCTCCATAAAAGATAACTTACCATCCGCCATCAGATAATAGTCACGGTACATCTGGTTACGATCATACTGTTTCAACCCTATCGTCTCAAGAGCGTCCATACAATCCTCCTTCCATTTCCTGTTCTTTTTCTTCGTGGAAATAGCTTGAGGAGGTAATCCTAATAACGCTCCTTTTGCTGGAAAAGAATGATCTCTATTAAACACTTCCATGATTATTCAATTTTATTTACAACAAAGATAGGCGTTTAATTGACATTCATTTACCTAAAAGCTCCTATAGATACCGATCCAAAGGCAGAGGCATATACCTCATGGTGTTTATAAGCGTCTTCCTTGCGGGCATTATTCATCTCCTCGATCTTCGATTTAGGCATGTAATTGTTATCGTCAAAATATCTGGCGAGAACCAACGCATGCCCGAAGGCTATTATCCTATCGACGTTCAATCCGGGCTTATACTGTATTATCTCATCCAATAGGGCTATATCATCGATCAGCTCAATACCCTTGACAGTTATATCAAGACCAGTCTGATCATCATAACCGACAACGAAATCCTGCCAGCAGTAATCCACCACGCAGGAGAAGAGCAGGTTCTGGTTGCCGGGGGTAGGGTATAGCCCCAGCTTGCTGTTCTGCCGGGAGCCGGCCTTCACGTACTTATTGGCTATAGCCTCACCAGCGAACAGAAAGAAAGAAGCGGGCATACCACTCTTCCGGTTGAGGTACTGCTCATACATCTGGTCAGCGTTCTCCATAAGACATATAGCCCCATATCCCTTCTGAAGCACCTCACACGTACGGCAAAACTGATCTATGGATGATGGACGAGATACGTAAGAGGCAACTATTCTATAGGCATAAGGATCTCGGATACCAACACGTCTCTTGAATACATAAAAAGCACCTAATGAGGGCGTATCCGACTTAGCCTGTTTGTAGGGATCGCTACCACTCACATATATAAAATCATCAAACCTATTGGATTGAGGCATCTCGAATATCTGGACAGGAGCGTCAATAACACCACCGCTAAACGGAAAACCAGCCAATTGCTTATTCGATTTAGTAGTACCAAGTTTATTCCCCGATTCAAGGAAAACATCACACAGCATGCCGCTATATTGCCCTGACTCAAGAAGATCATTCTTATGCTTGATAGCGTACTCGACCGGGAATAGGTTCTGGGACGAGCTTAAAAAACAGTCGTCGATCGTAAATGGATAGAACATGGTATGAGAGGTATAAGCTACCCTATCTTTCGTAGATAACTTCTTCCGTTCCTCGTTAAGCTTATTGGTACTGGCTTCAAAATCCGTGGCGTCAATCTTGATCTTATTAAGCTTCTTATCATCAGGCTTATCCAAATAATGACCTAACCCTATCGTTCTCTTGACACCGGAGTTAGCCATCTGACCGGGGACAAACATCGCCCATTTCCGTTCTTTCCATGTTTTCCCTTTCATGGCTCTCCGATTTAAAATATCCCAGTCCATGACCAGAAGATTGTATGTATCAGGATCAGAGAACATCTCCTGAGCGTCCTTGGATAGTTCCACCTCACCACCGGTACCAGCCAAAATAGGACTGAGACGCCAGCCGTAAGGAGTGTCGTAGGACGGCATGGCGGCCGTGTACGGCTTCTTAATAGGTCCCTTACCTACCTCGTCGAAAATAGCCGTGGCGGGGGTTAGACCGGCAGTCTTCTGCGTGGATGTCTTCCTACCCATGTTGATATTGGCTATGGATATTATGGCATGAACATCACGAACCCCGTTGGACATACGCTTGCCTAAGGTGACACCAGAACTCCAATCGGTCTTGGTCCTATTAATCCTGAAAAAAGGATGCACATGATCAAGACCATACTCACAATACTCACCTATATTAGATAAATCGCTATCGCTGAAACCTACCACGGAATGACTAAGCCCGATCGTCATGGTAGCGTTCATCTGAAGAAGGGATGACATGATAGTCGTATTATGGGATACGACAAAATTAGTGGTAAGAAACTGATGGGACTTATTATCGACCTCAATACAAGTAGCTTTATATTTCCCGTAATAATCTATATCGGATATCCTAAGCCTATTATGGGTCTTGGATATATACATATCATCACCATCCATGACGCAATAATATCCCATAGACCAGAATATTCTTCTTACGAAGGATATAATATACTCACTTTTGTAAACGACCTTAAAACGATCGTCACCGGTACTTATACCGCAAGATATCTTCATGAATGAGCTTATAAACAACTCCTTCTGTTTTTTGGATGAATAAATAATATCATCCATCTCCTTATTGCTTAACTCGAAGATCCTGTCGGTAGATCCACAAAGGAAAGAGGCGGTCAGAGACCCAAGGAGCTGGGGCGACATCAGCCACCGCCGCTCGGGGAAATCCACGGCCTCCCCTATGTCTATAGTCATCTTCTGGAAGTCAGAGTGGATGATACCCATAGTGCTCATGACTTTATAATCACCATGATATTTAACCTTCCACTGATGTTGACCGCAACATACTATACTGCGCCCGTCCTCAAACGTAACCTTATACATATCAACGAACCCTTGAGGATATACGCCTACTACAGTCGTAAGCTTACCATCATCGCCATATATGATATCACCGATATCAGCGAACCCTATCTTCTTAGATCCATAAGGAGTATATATCAGCTCCGAGTCCAGAAGGGCCTTTCCAAAACGACGGGTACCGAACATCCCTAACCCTTTCTTCTCCTGACGGGCACGTTGATACATCTCGGCGAAAAACCATTCATTATCACGTAACCGGCTGATAGCCGGAACACGCTCTCCATTTGGAAGGTCTTGAAATACGGGAAAGAAATTAACATGCCAATAAAGCCATGGAGGGATGAACGTACCGTTGATAGTTATCCCGTTCTTGACCTTATAAGCCTCCTCCGTGAAAAACTGCTTAACATCATCATCCTGATCCTCCCAACCGAACAGATCGTTCCATACAGGGGGATTCTTCATATTTACATAAAATTCTGGACTCGTGCTTAAACTCATGATCGCATATTTTTTAATACGGATTCTATACCACCGGAAACCTGTCCCTTACGTTCCTTTTTCTGGACATTGCTTACACTCCTGTATACATCCATTATCCCACTCTTCTCCATATACGAGTCATTCCATACGTTGATCTTATCGATCAGCTTGGATATGAAATCGAACGCCCTAGCCATATCCTCATGCTTCTCCTTATCCCATGGATGCTTGGCGATATACGTCTTGGCGTCATCCACGGCCTTGGCTATGACCTCAAGATTATCATTTACCCGATCGACGTCCTTACTCGTCGGCTTTCGTCTTCCCTGTGGCATTGGCTTTCATGTCCTTAAACTCGTTATACTGTTTCATAAGAAGCTTATAAGATTGAACAACCCCGATCTTACTTACTTCCGTCACGCTCATGTCATGGAACATATCCTCAAGCTCCTTGTCAGCGTATCTCAGACGTTCCTTGTCATCATAAAACACGAATCCAGACGTTCTGTCTTCTATAATGCTCTTGGCGGTGGACGCATATGTCGTATCTAAATCCAGATCCATACCGAAGCTGGTAGCCAACTGGATTATGAACATCAACCTAGAATTGACTTTTACAGCCTCTATATTCAACATCTGTATCTTATGGGTCATCTCATGAAGAACGACAAAATCCTCCTCTTTTATCAACGAAGATGATTTAAGGGCTATCTTCTTAGTCCTATCCTCAATATCGCTATACAGACGCTTGCTCTCACGTTTTATGGCTATCCAATGCCTTATATGGGTATCCGCCTCTTCTTTAAGATAATCCCTGATCTCTGTTTTTATATCTTTATCTTCCATATTACGCATTATAATCATTGTTATTTAACTCGATCTCATCACTGATACTCTGATCTATTATTCTTAATAAATCCCTGGTACTAACATCCCGCAAGAAGCGTACGTTACCACCATTAGCCTTAGCAACTCTCCTTAAAGCGGAGTAAAGTATATCACCCAGCGAATATTCGGGTAACTCACGGCAACCGACTTCCATGACAATAAGAGCATGGATACGATCATCTATCTTACTTCTTACAGGACTTCGCATAGTATTTACTTATAAGCTTCCCCTATAATACGTAGCGGGAAATGTTTGAAATTACGTTCAGGATCATCCTTCGTATAACCCATAAGAGATAGATGTTTCTCAAAATGACCTTCCGTATATTTTGAGGTATCTAACGTCATCCTAAATATAGTTCTATTCTCATTGTCAGGATGTTTGTTATATGAAACGTCTCCCATACATCCACATCCAAGATGATGCTCCTTGACATGGAAACCATCTTTATGGGTGATAAATAACACGATTTCTATCTTATCACCTATTTTCTGATCAAAAATATTTAGATAAAACTCGCTCTCGTCATCCGTAAGTCCTATATCAAATGCATCGTTAGGGCACTCGATATTAAAATCGTTATGATCGGCCGTTATCACCTCCATAGCATTCCATTTGGCTTTCTCTCCTTCCACGAACTTCAACGGACATACCTCGGTCTTCATCCAAGCCTTTTCCTTGATAAAGCAACCGCACAACGAGCATGCCTGTCTTCCCATCAATCTTTGCAGCAATACCTTAGCTGGTAACTTAAAGAAAGCTATATTAGAAGAGTTCTTAGGACATTTCTTGCATAAATCAAGACGATTCTTGTACCACTCCGGATAATCCTTCTCATCCTTAGGAATCCTACCCAATAAACTGTCTTCCCAAGCTTGGGCTATTACTTGGGCCTTACCGATTGTTTGCATATTATTTCTTAAATTGTTTTTGTTGAAAATCCTGTAATTGTTCCCATGTCATTCCATACCGACATTGATACATGGCCTCATGGTTATCACGTATAAGAGGATCTCCGTTCTTCAACCCCTCCATATCCTCTATCGCATTAATCTTCTTATCAAGACAATCAAGCTCAATAGGCATCCTTTCATCCGGATAACGATTACCTTCCTTGACAAATATCCGGCGTATCTTATCACGCCTTACCCGCATCTCTCGGAGATTGCATATAACGTATCCGATAAACGGGATTCTGATAGATATATTGTCAGTATACCTAGCTAGGTGATGGATGTAAGATACGGATGCTTTCATGCACCACTCTACCTGTTGTTTGGTAAACTTCCCATCAGATCTTCTTACCACCTCATCCACGATATCCCTATCGAATGAAATAAGATTCCTACCCATCAATATCCAATTTGTTTCTCTTGAACACAAACCCCATTACACGGGTATCATCACCCTCCCCGTCAAGAATAAAATAGTTACGTAAGCTTCTCATCTCAATAGACAGCTTACGGGTACGGAAGTTCCCGTTCTTCTTGTCCACCAGAAAACCTCCACGTTTAAGCTCGTTGTTCAGGACAGCGACGTAAGATTCCTTCTGTCCATGACAATCCATGTACTTAGCCCTGGTATCATCAGAGTATCCGTAGTTGATGTAGAAAGAAAGTAAGTTTATCGTCCTTTCAGTAATCAAGCTCCTACCCCTAGAATCCAGATAGCCGTTGTATATCCTTAAGAACTGCTGGATCATATCCAGTCTAGTATCGTAAGGTAATGCGAATACGAAAGCTTTTCTCTGCTCGGCCATACAAAATTAGTTTTCGACAAAAATACTTTAAAAAAATATTATTGTCAACAAAATATGATATAATCAGTGTAATATATGCTGACTAACATGTATTTACGAGAATCCAAAGGGAAAAGGCTGGTGGGGTAGTACGGACGAAGTCATGTATGTCTACGGCTGGCTACAACAGCGAGAACAGTGAAATTCACGTACGCTACGCACGTGGACGGCGGTGGACAGCCTTATCCTGCCTCACGGGATGCGACCACTCCTTTTTTCTTTTTGGCTTCTTATCGCCCATGACATAGCCCAAGGCATCCAAAGGGGAAAGGTTGGTGGGGACACGCTGGGACACCCAAGGTAAGGCTACCGACGTCATACCGGACAATGCCGCCAGAGGTTCGCTATTGACATGGACGGCGGTAGAGTTATGTTAGCCTGCCGGAGCGTGAGCGACCGCATATGACCTTACTTTTTTCCCTTTGGATTCCTTCCTCCCCAAGCTATGGGATATAAAGCCAAGGGGAAATGGGAGGCCTTGGGGCATGGGGCCTGCCGTAGAAGATACGGACGGCCGGAGCGTGAGCGATCGCACAAGACCTCACTTTTTCTTCTTTGGCTTCTGCTCCACCCGATCCCCCTACCGGGGCACCGGCTTCCGGTATAGGATACGGCTTCTACCATGTTTAGCCTGCGGTATGCTACCTGACGGCACCATACCTTGGCGGTAAAAAGCAATGTTTTATTAAATAGAGACTTTAAGTGGAGTACACAGGAACTCGACGTCAGGAGAGGTTCTGTGTACGGATAGAGATATTAGAAAGTAGTATATGTTTATAGAGTTAATTATATTTAATAAATATACCTATTAACGCGCGCGTAACAAGTGTTGTGTCAAAAATGATCTTCCACAAACACAGTGATTTACCCTCTCTAATTTATTACGATAATTTCGTATAAACAACAAATGGGTGACCTTCACAGGCTACCCATCCATCTGAATAACTTGTTTCGTATTGATGAAACTTGTATATTCGCAGAAAATAAAATCCACTATGGGAACAAAGATAGGAATTTTACATATAATGAAATCAAATTTCGATAAGATTCTTACCGAAAGATATACTCCACGTAATATTCAGGCCAAAAAAGATGAGCTAGGATGCGTAAAACTTCCAGCCGGGTCACTTATATGTCCAGTCGATTTTAAACCTGTTACCAATAAGGAAGGCAAAAAAGTGACAGCTATAAAATATTCATTGAAACATGATGAGTATCATGGATCAGGTATTCAGATCAGTGATGAATGTAAGATGGCAATGATATATCTTATTATCATAAACGTATTCAAACATGTGTTTCTAAGAAATAGGATGCATGGCGGGAATAGAGATCAGATAGAGATCAATACCAATGATTTTATTGATATCCTATCAGATGGATGCGCTTATTTCTGCTACCGCCATGTGTTAAGGGATTCTCATGAGGATATGAACTACCAGCTTATAAGCTTAAAGGCTTGGGCTGAAGGAGAGATTATGATAGCTTTATCAGATATCATAAAATACAAGCATAAGGCTAGTAAGACCCCAAGGATAAAGGATATGTTTGTAAAGAAAGGAGAATCTGTATATACCTGCCTTGATAAAAATCTTGATTCGAATACCAGAAGAAGGATGGCTAACAAAAGTCGTAAATTAAATAGAGTCAAGATGTTATCAAAAATAATATTCTCAGCTAGAAACAAAAATATAAATAAGATATATAAGGTAACTAAAAAAAGAACTGTCAAATTCAATGTGTCATATCTTATGGATAGATTGAATATAAAGCTATCAAAAGAAGGTATGATGCTAATATCCCAAAGAACGGTATATCGGATGATAAAAGAAGTTCTTAGTATGTGCTGTAAGACTATATCCGATTTATATGATGAGGTAAAGAAAAACAATGGAATAGTCAATACCAAAGATAGGAAAAACGTAAATATAGGACACCTAAGACTATCATACCGAGGAACGATAATGCATATAATCATCGCAGAAGATTATATAAGAGACGTTTTCTTAGGGGTAAAAGGAACTGAGATGAGTAAGGCTGGATGATTTGAGTATCAGATATAAAATCTGTCTCTTATACACATCTGACGCTGCCGACGATCGCATAAGTGTA